TACAAGTAATCTCACGCAAAACTGCGAGAGGTTTGTTGGAATACAACTGATTGCGAAGGATGTTAAAGATATAAGGAAGTCCAGATTGTTTGATTCCGAAACTTACGGACTCAAAACTATCGGACTCGACTACATTGATTGGTTTTTCGATTAATTTCATATATTGAATTTAAATTAAATTTAAAATGATGTCAAATAATATTTTATTCGTAGCTATCTCTGTCAATAGCAATCACATAGGGAAATCTTGGCACTTCATCTGGTGTATAATTGAAGAATTTTATAGTAGCTTTCTTGCCCACTAATTCATTTCTTTGTTTGTAAAGCTCTTTAAGATAACCAAAATCACCTTTGATATTACTCTTAAAATATTTACCTTGTGCATTTGTAAATTCCATATAGCCAGCAGTTCCTTTGCGGTTGCCTTCGCCTTCTTTAACTCCATTGATAATAAACTCTGCATCCATAAACTCTTTTCTTTTAAGAAGAAACTTGCTACGCTTATTCTCGTAAGGTCTGTTAAGTCTAACCATTTGACCTTCGTATCCATTTTCCATATACATTTCGTAAGATTCAGTAAGTTCTTTTTCGTTATTTACTTTTAAGGTAGTGACAACAACGATACTTGTATATTTTCTTTTAGTAAGGGCATTGGAAAATGCTTCATATCTCTCATAGAATAAATCTTTTTCATTTAATAAACCGATTTTAGGAGCATCATAAACCCAATACTGAATACTATCTGCACTTTCTTCTAGTTCTTCATCGGTAGGTTTAGTTCTTTTTACAAGAGAACAAATTTTATTGAAATCATTAGCAAACTTATCACAATATAATTCGCCATCAAGAATTGCATTAGGATAATCTTTAAAGAATAAATCTAGATTCTGGCGAATATGTGGTGCAGAAATAATCTTCTTGCCATTTCTGCTAAACATTCCATCTTTTGTTACGATGCAACGAATACCATCAAGTTTAGGTTGGCTATAAACTGGATAATTAATTTCGTGATCTTCATACTTTTGAGCAAGCATTGGCTCAAAGTATTGAACCTTGTTAATATCTTTGATGGATTCAAAGTAACCAGATTCTAACTTCTTCTTGCGTTTAGCTTCTGCTTCTTTAATTGCTTGTTCTTCTGGAGTAGTAGCATTTGATCTGCCAGCATTTTTAATATCACAATCACTCCAATTATTAGTAATCTTCTCACCATCTGTTTGACCAGAAATTGTGCGGTATTGATTTCCTTTAACTTCAATAGTCCATTCTTGGACTTTGCCAGTTTTAGTCTTTTTATAAATTGTAGGTAGCTTCATACTTCCAGTATATACTGGACTAACCAACTCGTCAAATTTTGTTTTTTTTTGATTTAGAGGGACTTGCGATTTTGATTAAAGAAAAAGTTCCATCTTTATTATCGTGCCAATTAATCGTATCACCGATTTTCCATCCCATCTTTTTAATTAAAGAATCTGGCAACTCAATGTATTGGTATCCATCTTGCTCTTTTACTTTAAGAATATGAGGTTTTTTGTTCATTTTTATATTATAACATAATTATTAAATTTAATTACCAATTAAATTCTTCTTTATGAATAAAGTTCCAAGCTAAAGCATCATCTTCATCTCTAAAGAAAAAATATTTTTGAAGATAATCTCGGAATCTTTCTCCATCTTTTGTTAGATTTAAAATATTATTTTCGTCATAAAAAATATCCTTTGAAGGATTGTATTTATTTTTTAATAAATAGCCCATTCTTCGAGAGTATTGCCTATTGTTTCTTTTTCCGTGATAGATATGATATATTGATTGCTCTACATAATCAATTTTAATATTATTGAAATTTTTAATATAATTCGATAACATAACTTCCATATCTTTTGTTTGAAATAATGAATAACGCTCATTATGTAATCCACAACAATAAGCAAAAGCGACATCTCCAGAACCTATAATATACCAGTCTGCTATTTTATTTATTTTATTATAGAAATCTCTATTAATTCCCCAAACCATACCAGTATGACCATCTTTATTTATACCTTGTTTTTTTACAGAACAAATGCTTTCTTTATAATTTACTGATTGCTGTGAGCATTTTGTTGTATCTGTTTCTCCTTTTTCTAAAAAAAATACCTTGTTCCAAGGTTGAATAACATCACAATTTTTTAATTTTTCAATAGAATTTTCTATCCAATCAGAGTTAGTAAATAAAATGTCTTTATCGCACCATAATAAATATTTCCAATCGTTAGGTAAATGTTTAATTGCTGAATTGATTAAATTTTCCTTTAACCAAATTGGGTCTTTAATGTCAAATGTTAGATGCTTAAAGATTAAATTAGATTTTATATTTAATTTCTTATTATAAACTCCTTCGCTTATTACTAATCTAACTTTATTTGTGAAATTATTTTTATTTATAAAATGTGATAAATTTTCTTCTGAAATTTTAAAATCAATAAAATTAAAATAAGGTATGATAACATATAGATAATCTTCATCATTCATAAAATTTTAATGATATGCTGAATTATCTTGGCGTTAAAATCCTTATTACTTTTCTTACGCCTTTCCATTGTAGCCAATTCAAAAAATTAATAATCTTGACAATCCCAATAGAAAGTTTCCATTCAACTAGATTCATAGTCTTAACATAATATTTAAAATAAAAACTATAAACTGGACATTTCATTTTTCTTTCGTGATCTTCTATTTCTTTCATAAAAGATTCTTGTGCCTCTATTCTTTGACAAGATGAATTTTTTTCTATGGGCTTAATTAAGGATATTTCTGTTAATAAACCTTGGACTACAACGCATTTCCAGTCTGGAAAGTAATCATAGCTTTCCTTGGTTTTGCCAGAGATGTAAGCACCAAAAGTAAATGTGCCAGTATAATCATCTCTAAAAACTTCTTCTTCACTATCTTTTACCAATTTATTCTTATTAAAAAATTCACCAAATCTACTGCCATCTTTTACATAATCTGGATTATCTTCCCAATGGCTAGTTATTTTTAATTCAAATAATCTATAATCACGGATAATATAAGTAGACATAAGGCTTTCTTCTAATTCTTTTGTTTGAAATTCTTCTTTCTTAAAGTCAATATCAAGAGCTTTCAACTCATCATTAAGAGGTAAGTCTTGCTCGACTTTGATATAATTAAACATACCCATATACTATATATTATCTTTTATTTATTTTTTGTCAATTTTAAATTTATTTATCATCTTCATTTCTATTAAAGAAGTATTCTTTAATATCATCGCTCATTCTTTTGCCTTTTTTAGTTAAGCATAAAACTCCATTACTATCATAGTAAATATCTTCGTATGGATTATAGTTATATTTTGATAGTATTTCTTGTCTTGAAAAATAATTTTTACATTTTAAATTTCCGTGAAAAAGGTGATATATATTATTTTCAATATAATCATATTTAATATCATTAAAATTTTTTGAGTAATCTAATAACATCTCACCCATAGATTTTGTTCTTGCGAAACTCAATAATTTTTGCTTATCTTTTAGTCCACAGCAAAATGCAAATGTTACATCTGCTTGTCCAACTATTTGCCAATCTAATATTTTATTTATTTTCTCATAAAAATTTCTATTAATTCCCCAAGACATTCCACAATGTGCGTGATTGGGTATATTTTGTTTTTTTAAAAATAATATACTTTCTGACCATAATAATTTATTATTTTTATTTGGTATGTGTCTTTGCGATTCTTCTAGTAAAAAAACTCTATCCCAAGGTTGGATTATGTCTGAATTTTTTAATTTCTGTATTGATTTTTCAACCCAATCGTTGTTATTGAATAAAATATCTTTATCACACCATACTGCATATTCCCAGTCGTTAGGCAAGTTTTTGATTGCTAAATTAATTAAATTTTCTTTTGCCCAAAGAATATCTTTTAATTTAAATTTTAAATGATTAAAAATTTTGTTCGATTTAATATCCAAGCTATTTTCTCCATAAACTCCTTCACTTATAATTAATTTTACTTTGTCGTTAAATTTATTATTATTTATGAAACTAATTAAATTTTCTTTAGGTTTGTTGAAATTAAAAAAATTAAAATACGGAATAATTATATACAAATAATTTTTTTTGTTCATAAATTAATTACCAATGATGAATAGCATTAATTATAAGCACGATATTAGCTATCACGCCTAAAATCACTATAAACATTTCATATACCTTATGGGTCATATTTACCTATACAATCAAATGGGTCATCCTCTACTTTAACTGATATTTTATTTTTTAAAAATTCTTGTTTTTTTAATTTTCTTTGAGATGCCATATCTGATTTTTTTTTCATTTCTGTTTTTATTACTTTTTGTTCTTCTTGATATTCGGAAGTTTTTTCAATAGCTTCTTGACTCATTTGTTCTAAAAATAATTCTTGTTCATCTATAATATCTAAAGCATTTTCTGGAAAATTATCTAAAGAACCATACATTTTAATAAATTCTTTTTTAAGATGTTTGTTTCTACAATTTACCGCAAGTATTTCGTGAATAAATCCATTTTCATTAATTATTTTACCATCAAATCTAGCCCAATAATAACCATAAGCAACATAAACTCCTCTGTATTGTTGTGCGTTTCTTTGTTTGTAAGCCGATGGAGAATTGTCGATTCTTTGCTCTGACGATAATCTTTTTCTATTTATTTTTTTTGTATTCCATCTATTATGTATAGAATCTGATGCTGTTAAATTAGAAATTGCATCCAGATATTCAACATCTTTTCTTTTATGATCTACCTTTTCTGGTAAGTGTCCAGTATGGGCATAATATATTAATCTATGAGCAAGAACATCTGTATATCCTCTTTTAAAAATATGATCTAAATGTGGGCAATTAACATTAACTCTTGTATAAAGATTATCTGTTGTTGATCTGCCTACTCTTTTTTCTATGTTGTTATCCCAAGGTTTTCTTAAATATATATATCCAGTATCAAAATCAATATGAAACATTTTAAATATATCTTGTGGATTAGGAAAAATTGCTTTTAATTTATCTTTATTTTTCATAAGTTAAAAAAGTTTTTTGTATTATTGAGTTAATTTCCGTAAAAAAAATTTTTTCTGTTTGCTCTGGCTATACTATGACCTTTATAAGTTTTGCCAAAAGAACTTGTGTTCCCACGAATACCTATAAAACGATTATGAACTACTTTTTGTAATTCTTTATTGTATAAATCTGGATTATTTATTTTACAAAAACTCATCCAATGATTCTGTTGAAATTCTTTTTCTACTTGTTCTTGGATTTTGCCTTTACGATGCCATTTATTCATAGTTTTGCAAAAGATTGTTCTTTCATTTTTAATTCAAAATCAATATCTATATTATCATATCCATAAGTATTTGGCAAGTTTTTTGCATAATCAGCGTGTTTTCTAGGATTTTTATGACCATCAATACTTTCTGAATAATGAAATAATGGAGTATGATTACCCCAAGTAATTCGTGCAAGATGAAATGCTTGTTCCTCTGATAGATTATCTGGATGACATTTATGATGAAGATAATCAAAAGTAATAGGAATATTAGAAATAGAATGAAAATGCTTCATAAGTTTCTTAACTGACCAGCAAGTGTCTTTATCATCATTTTCTATTACTAATCTAGACTTCACATCATCTGATAGTCTTTGAAAGTTACTCATAAATTTTTTAACTATATCATTTAGATTGCCCTTGGAATTATGTATGTGCATATTCATAGGTGCATTATAGTTTAGTGGGCAACCAATTTGCGTCATAAACCAACCATAATGATTTAATTCTTTGATTGTTTTAGTGATTGCATTTTCGTTATCACTTGCAAGAACATTAAATTCACTAGGATGACAAGAAACTCTTGCGTTCTTGGATTCAATTAGATTCTTGATATTATTAAATTGATTTACTATTCTCTCGTAGTCTGGTAAATCTTGTAATGATACATTAGCTTTATCATAAGTAATAAGAGGAAATAGGTCAGAGGAAATTCTATAAGTATGATTATGGTCGGCACAATATTTGATATATTGATATGTAACAATCATATTGTTTAATATTCTAGAGGATAGGGTAGAAAGAGCTTCTTTCCTAGCCATAGCAGAGAAACGAGCATAAGTCATAGTATTGAACTTGATAGGATTATCTTGTTCAGCTAGACTTAAAACAATACAGCAAACTCCTTTTCGCATCATTCAAATATAATATATATTGTCAAACTTGTCAATTAAACTTTTTCAAAGAATCCAAAACTATTTAACCTTGTTGCTCCGTGATACTTATACTTTATTGTGAAGTCATCTGGATGGATAATAGAAAGAAATTTTCTACCTTCTTCTGTTTCATACAAATAATAATCTTGACCAATAACACACTCTATTCTGCAATCAAAACTATCAACAAAATTATTCCATTCGTGTAAAGAAACTAACGCATCATACTCTGCTTTAATTTCTTCTAAACGAGTTTCTATTTTTTTATTTAGATTTAAATTTCTAAGTTGTTGTAGTTTATCAAGATCAGCAAGTTCAATCTTTGGAGCAGAGTATTCTGCTATGTATGAAGAACTTGCACGATTTTCTAAAACTCTTTTAAAATCTGTCATCTGTAAATATATGTAGATGAACGATCTTTGTTTTTTAATTCTTTTTTAATCAACGACTTATCTTTTTCGTCTGACCAGTTTATGCTATCATAGTTTTCTTTAAACCTATTAGAGAAACAATTTCTTGGCTTATCTCCTTTTCCAGCACCATTATTTGGACTTTTTTCGTTCATATATTTGGTAAAATCTCGTTAGCAAATAGGACTATATTTGGCTTAATCTCGTTAGCAAATACGGTCTTATTTGGCGAAATCTCGTTAGCAAATACGGCTAATTGTTGAATTTTATTTTTTGAGATAATAACTTCATCATCATAAGGCACATCTTTAATAATTATTTGCCAAATCCATCTTAGCTTTTCACGCCAAGTTTTAGTTCTTGGTTTGAATCCTCTTTGATAAAGAGAGATGTATAAGAGTCCATCTTCATTGTCATAATTGAATTTAACGGCTTCTGAATAACAATCACATTCAAGAAATAATTCTTTGCTCATAAGACTATGATATTCAATATATAAACTATGTCAAGTTTATACTTTTATATTTGAAATTTTTGTCAATTCGTAATTAGTCATTCCACCCATATTTATAGTATTCCAATGATATAATTTTTGTAGTTTTTCTTTGATTTCTTTTTCAAGGAAATCTTCTCCAGTTTTATATTTTTCATTAAGATCATCATTATGATAATTCCATTTTTCAAAAATTAATTTTTTAATTGATATTTTAGAGAAATCTATGGAATTTATTATTTCATAATCTAATCCTTCTGTATCTATTAAAAGAAGTTCTATTTCATTTATATTGTAAATTTTGCATAACTCTTCAAAAGTTATTGATTCTATATTTATTTCTCTTTTTGGTATTATGTGTGATTTTCTTTTAATAAGAGAAGAATGTTCACAGGAATCGTACAAATATAATTTTGTTATTTCATTTTTAATAGAAATTGCTTTATTGCAAATTATTACAATATTTTTTTTAATAAGATTTTGATAATTTTTTATTAAATCTTCTATTAAAGAAGAGTTTGGTTCAATAAGAATAATTCTAGACTTTTCTTCTAGAAATTCTATTATTCTTTGGAAATCATCATTTCCCTTATTACTGCCTATTTGAATATAGGTTTTCATAAGTAGATTTTAATTAGTAAGTATTATTTTGTAAAATCGCCAAGATCACGATCAAAAGAAAACTTGCCAGTCTTCTCTACAAGACCTTCATAAGTTTCTTCTGTGCATCCTGCCATTTCGGTAAATGGTGCGACTACTGCGAAAATTCCAAAAGCACCAATAGTAACTGCGGTAGAAATTGGACGAACAATTACAAGATCTCCAGCAGATAGAAAACCATCTGCTACTGGTGTGGATTCTGTTTGAGTTCCAGAATCAGCGATTCCTAAAGATGCACAAAATAGTGCAATTAATACTAGTGTTTTAATTTTATTCATATTATTATATTATATATGGATATTGTTATTTTGTCAAATATATATTTGGCATTTTCTTGTTAGCAAATATGATATTTTCGGAACGAGTAGGATTCGAACCCACGGATGGAATTAACCATCGGAAGTTTAGTAAACTTCTGCTTTAGGCCACTCAGCCATCGTTCCATCTGCCTAGCTAGGATTTGAACCTAGAACCACTTCCTTAACAGGGAAACACTCTACCATTGAGTTACTAGGCAAAAAAATTAATCATTATTCTCTGCAACTTCATTTACATGATCTTTTATTAGATTATATATTCTCACTTCTTCGTTATTGGCTTTTCTTTCTACTTTAGAAAGATCATTGAATTTATATTGTTTTAATTGATGATGTTTGAAGTGGTATACTGGTTTATTTGAGTAAACTTCGTTAGTAAATCTAATATATCTAAATGGCAAAACTTCGCCTTTGATTTTATAAAGAGTACCTAATACTGGTTGCTCTTTTTCTTCCTCAAAAACTCCATCAATGAATTCTAGAATTTTTTTTAACATTTTTCTTTTTCCTTGTTTTTTTTGGTTTAACATGTTTCCAAATTTTTCCTTCCTGATCTAAATCAACGCTCCAAAGCATTATTTTATTATAAAATTTAAATCCATAACCCCAAAACATAAGTGTTCTGCTTATAATATCACCAATAAAATATAAAATATATGACAATATTAACCTCATATTAATATAATATATAATTTTTATAATAAAGTCAATATAATATATTATGAAAATAGGTTTTAATTGCAGCAGTTTTGATCTGCTTCATGCTGGTCATGTAACAATGCTTAAAATGGAAAGGGATTTGTGTGATTATTTAAAAGTCGCACTACAAGTAGATCCAACAATTGATAGGCCAGGAGTTAAAAATAAACCAATTCAAAGCATATACGAAAGATATGTTCAATTGCAAGCTTGTAAATATGTGGATGAAATATTAGTATATAGTACGGAATTCGATTTACTTCAATTAATAATGACTCAAAAAATAGATATAAGATTTTTAAGCGAAGAATATTTAAATAGAGATTTTACTGGAAAAGATTATTGCATTAAAAATGGAATTGAGCTTCATTATCATAAACGTGGTCATATTTATTCTTCTAGTGAATTAAGGCGAAGAACAGCGGATTTAGAAAAAATGAAGAATGACCAAAGTATGATAGAAATTCCACAGCATTCGCCAACTTTAATTAAGCCAGAATAGCACAGCGGTAGTGCAACGGTTTTGTAAACCGTAGGTCATCGGTTCAAATCCGATTTCTGGCTCTTATTTTCTTTTTTTAGGAATAAAATACACTATTGCTTCATCACCGTATACTTGAAAAGATTTTAATTTATAGTTTTTATTTTCAAGCATATTTTTTAATTCATTGATATATTCGCTTTTCATATAAACTATTATTTTATTGTTATCTTTTGAATCAATTCCGTATTCTTCTGCAAATTCAGAACAGATAGCTAAAGCTTCACTTTGGTTACTCACGCAATAGTTTACACTATTAAATTGAAGATTTATTTCCAGAGAATATTATTTCGGAATACTCTTTCAATTCATTTACTATGTATTCTTTCATGGAATTAAAATCAATAAAATCAATATGACTTGGACCTTTTTTATCATCTGTTATAATTTTATATTTATTAATATCTTGCAAAATATCGCATTTATTTATAATCAATTTATTTGTACCAGAAATTTTTATAGCTTGTTTTAAATGATTTAATCTTAGCCAGTTCACTATTCTTTTTCTGCCAGTAGTTGACCCAAATTCTTTACCAAGCTCTATGATTCTATTGAGATCCTCATCATTCCATAACGATTCTGAAAAAAGAGGATCAACGCCACTTTTGGTATCATAAATTTTTGCTACTCCTATAATATCTCTAATTTTTTTAGGACTAAATCCTAAAGAGCAAGAGGAATATGGCAAAGTTTCACTACTTGTGACATAAGGATAATCTCCATAATTTATATCTAGCCAAAAACTTTGAGCACCTTCACAAAGAATATTTCCATTTAGCTCTCCATCCCAAATATATTTTTTATCTAAATAATCTTTAGCAATCTTTCCAATTCTTAATGCTTTATCAGAATAGCATGGAGCGATACCTTGACCTGTTGTGCCAAGTTTTGGTTTTAAAAATTTAAGATCATATTGAATATGTCTTTCTGTAATAATATGGGCTTTTGGACTTACCTTAATTAATGAGGTATCAAATCCTTCTTTTTTAAGATAATCTATCTCATCGAAAAATTTATCAATATTGATAACGCAGTTTGGGCCAATGATGCTAAGTTTATGTTGGAAAACTCCACAAGGAATAATATGAGTTTTATATTTTTTATCATTGAGATAAACTGTATGACCTGCATTTGGACCACCATTCCAACGGCAAACAATATCATAATTTTTGCTAATAGCATTACTTATTTTTCCTTTTCCTTCGTCTCCCCATGCTAATCCGAAGATAATATCTACATAATTAACCATCAATAATATGATACTAATATATTAAAATAATGTAAAGATTATTTTTTATTTATTAAATGCTCTTGTATTATGTCAAAATTACGATCAAGTTTAGATTCTATTCTATCAAAATAATCATCAAAAGATTCTTTTGTAACATAAGTAGTTGAAATTTTTAATGCCAAATCTGATATTTCTTGTTGATGTTTTCTACCTTCGGCTTCCATTTCTTTCCTTAAAGTTATAAAATCGCTAAAAGTTTTATCATTAATTTCTTTCATTAGATTTTCTTGTTTATCGAAAAGAGAAAAAACTCTAGTAAATAACCATCCACCTAAAAATGATAAGGCTGCCAATATTATATTAAATAATGCTGTAATATCTAGATTCACATAGATAATTACACATTAATTGAATAGATATTATAGCTTTAAATCACCAAAATCATCATCAGATATATCAGTTTTCCTTGCTCCAACTTTGTAACTAGAAATCTCTGTTTCTTGAGGAGCCACCTGTACTTTGCTACTATCTAAATAACTATCAAGCCATCCAGATATAGGATTATCTTTTTGATTAAATATCTTTTTATATCCAAGGCTTCTAAGCCTAGAATCGCATAGCCATTTAGAGTAACCATCTAAAACTTCTGCATTTAAACCAAGTAGACTACCTTTGCTGAATAGATATTTAGACCATTCGCTTTCATTTTTGGCTGCTTGTTCATAGAAAGCATAAATCTTGTCTTCACTTTTCTTTACTATACTTGTAAAACCCTCTTTATCTTCTTCTCTTAAGATTTTAAGTAAATTTTGACTAACTGCAAAATGTAATGCTTCATCTCGCTGAATAAATTTAATAATTTTAGAATTGCCTTCCATCTTACCTCTGTATCCAAAATAAAAAGAACAGGCAAAGGAAACATAGAATACGAGTCCTTCCATTACATTAATAGAAAGAATAGCATCAAAAATCTTTTGTTTGGGATCTTTCTTTTCATCATCTCCAAGAATTTTATCAAAATTATTTCTAATCAACTCAGCGCGGCTTGTAATTTCTTTATCTTCCATAATACTATCGAAAAATTTAGTAGCATCTGGATAAACATTATTTAAGAGATAAGAATAAGAATAACTATGAATACCTTCAAATTGCGCCCAAGTATTCATGCATATCTCAAGTTCTGGATTACTTACATAATCTTTTAATGAATGAATACTGCGAGAAAGCATACTATCCCCGAGAGTTTGGAATCTTAGATTGCTATCAAATACAAATCTTTCTGTGTCAGTTAAATTTTTATAGTCACTTCTATCTTTTCCTAATGCTATTTCATGAGGCCACCAGAAGTTTTCATTTTGCTTTTTAAATAATTCAAAAAATATTGGATACTTAAAACGATCATATCTTTGAAGGTTAAGGTCTTCACCAAGAAATAATGGTTGTTTAGTTGTATCTATATTTTTAAAATTTAATACTGTTTTCATGGATTATAGTTTACACGCACCACTTGAACAATCTTTATCTTCTTTTTGATTTAAAGACTGCTCTTTATCGCCATCATCTGTATTATTATAATATAAACTAATCAATCCAAGGCTATAAGCATAAATAAGCTCTTTCATAACCTTTGCGTCTGGAAGAATATTGTTTTCATAATGACTATAGTTGTAGTATACATTAGTTGATATAGCCATGTCAATATATTTTTGAATTACTGCATTAATTTTAAGTAATCCAGTATTATCTTTTAGATCATAAGCTAATTCATAATTCTCGTCATATTTTCCAATTCCTGGAACCATAACTGGAAGTTTACCCATTTTGCTAGTTTTATATGTTATAAGACTACGAATAGGTTCAACTCCATTTGTAGAGCATTGAATTACTGAACTGCTCTCACAAGGCATGCAAGAAGATAATGTAGAATGTCTTAATCCAAATTCTTTAATATCTTTTCTTAATTTATCCCAATCAAGAGATAATTTTCTTTTAACTAATTCGTCTACTTTATCTTTATATGTATCAATCGGAAGTATACCTTTAGCGTATTTAGTCCTATCAAATTTTTCACATTTGCCTTTTTCTTTAGCTAATTCGATGCTACTCTCTAATAAGTAGTATTGAAAATGTTCCATCCACTCATCAACTACGGATAATGATTTATCTGAGCTATATTTCAATTCATTTTTAGCTAAGAAAGCTGCAAGATTTGTAATTCCAACTCCAAGGCTTCTTCTTTTTTTAGCAAAATTTTCAGCAGCAATATTAAAATAATCTTGAAGTTCAATGATTTCATCAAGAAATCTTACGATAAGATCGCAAGTCTTTTCAAGATCCTGCCAATTTTTTATTTCTAGCATGTTTACTGCCGAAAGAATACACATTCCAATTTCACCTTCTTTATCGTGATAATCATTTAATGGAATAGTTGGATGAATAACTTCTGTGCAAAGATTACTCATTGTAACCTTATCTAACCATGCTCCGTGATTATTTGCATGGTCTACATTTAAAATATAAATTCTACCAGTTTCGACTCTCTCTTTGATAATAAGAGAAAATAGTTTACGAGCAGACATTTTCTTTTTTAATTTTAATTTTTTAGATTCACATTCTTTATATACTTTATCAAAATCTTTAGTGCCCCATGCATCATAAAGCTCTGGAACTTCTGCATTATTAAATAAAGTAATATCTTCATCCTTTAATACTCTATCATAAAATAGTTTACTCATGCCTACTGTATAATCGAGTTTGCGAACTCTATTATCATCTGTTCCTGCATTATTTTTCAATACAACAATATCTTCAATTTCATAATGCCACCATTGAATATTGCAAGTTGCGCTACCACCCCTCAATCCATTCTGTTGCCAAGCTTTTACGCTGCTTTCATAGATTTTTAAAAATGGAATTAAACCAGTATGTACAACTTCGCCATTCTTAATAGAAGACCCAATAGCCCTAATTTTACTTACATCAATTCCAATTCCACATCTATTAGCGGTAGCCATACTGACCGCAGTAGCACTAGCTGTAATACTATCTTTTGTATCGTCTACCCCAATCAAGCAGCAACTAGCGTAATTTCTGCTAGATGTTCTAACTCCTGCCATTACTGGTGTTGGAAGATTTATTTTATGTTTACTGATAGCATCATAAAATTTTCTAACATAAGAAAGTCTTGTTTCTAATGGATATTTCGCAAAAGCATAAGCTGAAATTAAAATATAAGCAAATTGGGGAGTTTCATAAATTTCGCCAGTGGTTCTATTCTTGATTAAATATTTATCACAAAGCTGTTTGATTCCAGCATAAGTAAAAATAAAATCTCTATCGTGATCAATAAATTCTCCAATTTTATTTATCTCATCTTCTGAGTAATGACTTAAAATAGTTGAGTCGTAAACTTTATTTTTAATGTTTTGATTCAAAAATTCTGATAATCTTGGAGCATGTTTACCTTTCCAAACATCTTTTCTGAGTTGGTAATTGAGTAGTCTTGCTGCAACGTATTGATAGTTTGGCTTTTCAATTGAAATTAAATTTGCTGCGCTTTCAATTAAAAGATTATGAATCTCTTTAGTATTTATTCCGTCATGAATATTAATCTTAGCATTAATTTCAATATCAGTTAAACTAACTCCATTATAACCATCAATTGCCCAGTTAATTACTTTGTTTATTTTTTCTATATTAAACTTTTCAGTCGAACCATTTCTTTTTTTAACATTTGTATTTTTATTCATAATGTAACTAGTGCAAAAACTATATTACATTATTTTTTAAAATAAAGAAAGAAAATTTTAAAAAGTTATAAACAATTTACTCCAAATGGCTTTTAGGGTGTACTCGACCTTTTCTTTTTTTACTCCAACTATCATAATATTTCTTTTTAACTGGGTCTTGTCCGTAAATTTTTTTTCTTTTTTCAGAAAGTTCCGCGCTCCTATCCCAAAGGTCGCCAAGTTTTCCTTTTTGATTCTTTGTATATTCAGAAAATTGTTTGTCAGTTGCTTCGGCTTTTAAGGTTCCATGAGTATTAACTTCTGGAACAGTAAATACTCTTCTCCATTCTATTCCTTTTTCGTCTATATAAACATGTTGATCATGGATTGATTGTACTACATCTAGTGTCTCTTCTGTATCTGGATGTATATAGGTATATATAGGCATTATCTTAAATGAGCAGTAATATTTTCTAGCAATTTCTGTGATGTAAATTCTTCTTGAAGTTTTAGTCCTTCTTTATTTAATTTATTATTTTCTACTTTTTTAACTGCTAGTTCGCAAGCGTTTATAAAATCTTCTTCATTAAAATCATAGATATTACCTTGATTATATGGTGCACCTTTATTAAAAAACATCCCGTCATAAGATTCAATTTTTGAATTTGGTTTAACTAGTATAGAATTTTTATCATTAGCCCAAGATTTATATCCATGAGCGTCCATTATTACTGCATGTTTACCCATCGCTACAGAATGAAATTCTGGTAATCCCCATCCTTCTGCTCCACTCATTCCTAATACAATATTGGCGCTATTCAAGAAATCATTATAAATTTTATTTTGCCCCATGAATGGCAAGAAATTGATATTAAAATAAGTTTTACCTTCCAGAGCTTGGGATACAAGATTATTTTGATCCTCTGGCTTCATAAATGGATTAAAAATACAGCATTGTAGTGCATATTTTTTATTATTACCAAATTTTTTAGCCCAAAGTTTAATTAATTTAAGATGATGCTTTCTTTTTTCAAGCTTACCAACTAAATTAAAAACAATTCTATCATCAAGAAAATATGATTTATCTATTCTATTAAAATTATATTTATCAAATGCTAATGGTATATACTCAACGTTACTGCATCCGAGATTTTTAAATATTTCTACTGTTTCTTTCGATGAGAAAAGTACTTTATGATTATTTTTTACAGTATTTAATTCTACTTTTGTTGGTTGATCTAATTCATAGAAACTGAGCAGAACTTGTTCGTTTGAATAACTTTCGAATGAACCATTTAAATGCCATAATTTAAATAACTTGTTTTTCCTATTATAAGTTTCCAGTGAAGAATTAATTGATTGCTGTAGCCAGTTTCCAAATTCTTGAGTTAAATCTGATTGAGTAGATAAATCAACATTACCAATAGGTAAAACACCTACATTAACCCTGGAGTTATATAACTCTCTAAGAATTAATGTAGATATTTGACCAAAACTTACTGAATTTATTGGTAAGTTAAATGCTAAACTCATAGGATGTCATCTTCATCCTCTTGAATTACTGGTTGAACCTTTTTAACTGGAACAGCTTTAGCTACTGGTGTAGAAGATGTAGTTTTATTTTGATTATCTAGAGGCTTAGATACATATAGTCTGTAATCTGGAGCCTTTTCGTTTGTCTTTTTACTATTAGCAAAAACTACAACATCAATTCTTTGACCATCATGATCATTGATATAACCAGATAGGAATGACATTCCTGTTTTGCTCTTCTTCTTCCAAAGTGCGCCTAGCTCATTTTGGTTCTTGTTTGTATTTTGATTTGTATTATTCATTTTTATATTGTATATCCTTTATTATATTTTGTCAAAAGAATTTTTACTCTCGACTTTAGTTTTTAATAATTTAATAGCCTTATTATGAATATTAATAGCAGTTTGAGTACTTATATTTAATTTTTTAGCTATCTTATTCCAAGACATTTTTTTATTAGAATCATTCAAATATCGCATTTTAAATATTTTTTGTATTCTTTCATCTGAACAAGATTCAATAATATTCATGATATATTCATTAATATTTTTATATTCTTTTTGAACTGGAGTATTCTTTTCTATCAAATAATTTAATTTATCTGTTTCAAGAGTTAAGTAGTGACTATTTTCATTCATACAGTTAAGGCATTGGTATCTTACTTGGTTATATAACCAAGTAGAAAATTTAGATTTTTTATTTTCATCAAATGTTATTGCTGATTTATATACTATATAATCTTTTTGATCTATTACATCTTGAAGATGGACTCCAGATGCAATCATGGGGTTTGAGTATTTTTTATATAAAGAGTTGCAAAGGGCAGAATGCTTTTGAATTAAAGCTTTTAATGCTTCTTCATCATTCTTTTCTTTTATATTCTTTACCAAAGTAATGTCGTCTGTTATTATATTCATATTATTTTTTATTTTGTAAATATTTTTCGTAAACATTTTTTAATTGTTTCTGCATTAATTCATATAAGAAGTTAACATCTTGACAAGTTTCCCAAACTACAGTTACATCAGATACAGCTTTTAACTTATTGTCGTTAGATTTTTCTTCTATATTAGCTGGAGGTATTAAAGAACCATCATCTAGTCTTCTTGAGATATGAATTAAAATACCATTATGAGATTTCAACCAAGAATATTCATCATCTTTATATTCTATATATCTAACATCTGTTACGATTGGAACAATATTAGTAGCAATTAATTTATTTACTTCTGGTTGAATTGTGGAAGTCCAGTATTTTCCATCCGTTTGAATTCTTCTGCATTTACCATAAGCAACCATAAGTGGTCGTACTATTTCTTTGTTCTCTGGTGTGCAATTTAATAAGTCTATTTTGAATTTATCTTTAGTAAAGTCATGTAGTTCATTTTTTAATGCATCAGCAAAAGCTAATCTTTGAGATTTAATTCCCTTTTCTTCTAGATATCTTTTTAAGATAGAATAAAAAGTATCTTTTCCAGATCGAGCTACTCCAGTTAATCCAATCATTTGTTATTCTCCATAAGATATATCTCCAGTTCCGTCATATTTTGGATAATCTTGTCCAGTGCGAATTTGTTGAGTTCGGACTTGAGTTTGTATGTTTTCTTTTAAAGCTTTAGTATCTACATTGGGGTCAATATTCTTTGCCTCAAATGGTTGGGCGAATATTGTACCACGAGACTGATTAGTAGATTTGTAATCAGTTTTATATGTTCTATACATTTTATTATTAACTATATAATACTCTGGAAATGGTTTAGAAAATATAGTTCCATGAGATTGATTAGTTCCGTTCCCACCGCCAGTTTTATATGTTTGATATACTTCTATTCCTCTAGCAGTTTTAACATAATTATATTCTTGAAATGGTTTATTGAAAATTGTTCCATGAGACTCATTTGTTCCACCACCTCTTGTTTTATAGGTTTCGTATACCACTCCCGATTGTGCTATTGCAAGATTAGCTATAAATGATAATAGTATTATATATTTCATATTTTAATTAATTCTATATTGTAAAACTTAAATATTTCTTTAGCTGTAGAATCCTTCTCATATTCTTCTGAGTATACCACACTTTTAACTCCATATGCAACAATATTAGTAGCACAATTTGAGCAAGGCAATAAAGTAGAAGCTAGTAAATGTGGTTGATCTCCTCTTTTAACCAAAGATAAAGCGTTAATTTCTGCATGAATCATATATTTTCTTCTATTATCTCTATCACTAAAGAAATCTTCGTTAATATTAAATTTAGACAATAAACCATTATATCCAACGGATAATACTCTGCCATCTTTATTTAAAATACATACTCCAACTTTTTTATATGGATCTTCTGATCTACTTGACCATATTTTAGCTGTTTCAATTGCAACTTGTATAAATGATATTCTATTATTCATTTTAAAAATAATGCCATTTTAAAGCTATTGCAATTCCTATTATAATGCATATAAATGTTTGTAGCATAAGATCATATCTTAAATGTTTTTTAATTTAAAGTCAATTATTTTCTTGATTGTTTGCAAAGAATGGTTTAGTATAAATAAATGCAAAAACAAGAATTTAAAGAAGCCTTAAGTTACGATGATATTTCGTTACTCCCAAATTTTTCAGATATCACTTCCAGAAAAGAAGTAGATACAACTACTAAAATTTCAAGAAATTGCAATATCAAAATTCCAATTATTCTTTCTCCGATGGATACTGTATCATCAGTTAAATCTTGCATTAAAATGAATAAACTTGGAGCAGCTGGAGTATTGCATAGATTTATGTCTGTTGATGATCAAAGATCTAAAGCTAAAATTATTAAAGATGAAAGTGATTTTTGTATTACTGCTATTGGTCTAAAGGATGCAGAAGAAAGAATTAGAGCTACTAGTACTTTTACTAATGTTTATTTTTTAGATACAGCAAATGGTTTGGCTAAAAATGTAGAAGATTTTCTTAGATGGTATAAGACAGCTGGATTTTCTCAAGATGTTATTGTTGGAAATACTTTAACTAAAGAAAGTGTTTATAGACTTGCTAATCTTAAAGCAGATGGATTTAGACATTTAATTGGTCCAGGTTCGATGTGTTTAACTCAAGTGAAAACTGGAATTGGATGTCCAAGTTTAACTGGAAACTATTATGCTTGGAAAGCTGTAAGAAACTGGGAGCTTTCTCAAGTTGATTTATTTAAACAAGATAAACCAAATCCATCTCATAGACCTAGTATTCTTGCTGATGGTGGTATACGATATCCAAAAGATTTAGTTAAAGCTATTGCTAGTGGATGTGATGCTGTTATTTGTGGAAGAATTTTCGCTGGACTATCTGATGTTGTTGATGATGAGAATATCATTGAAATTGATGGTAAAAGATTTGCCAAATATAGAGGAATGGCTAGTCAAGATGTTGTTGAAGATTACGATTTATATGATGGAACTAAAAAGAATTTATTCGTAGAAGGAGATAATACTTTAATTCCAATTATTGAAAACAAATCTATTGAAGATATTGTTTATGATTTCACTAATGGTTTAAGAAGCTCTATGAGTTATCTTGGGTTCAGAAATCTACAAGATATGCGAGGGGGGTTATGGAATAATACAATACAAGCAGTTAGAAATAGTCCAAATAGCATGTACGAGGGATTTGCTCATGGAAAATAATTGATTTATTCTAATAAATACATTATAATATAAAAATGAATAAAGAAAATATAGATAAATTAACTTCAATTGAATACGCTAGAGCAACTGAATTTAGCCCAATAGTTAGAATATATCCAAAAATACCAAGAAATTCTATTTGTCCTAGTACTGGTAAAAAATTTAAAAATTGTTGTGGTCAATTAAATCAAGATTTCTGTGAAAAAGCTAGAGATTCTCTAAAAGATTTCTTAATTAAGGCGGCAAATGAAAAAGCGAATAATAAAAAAACAGAAACAGAAACAAAAAAAGACTAATAAGTATTACGCTGTGATTAGTAAATCAGATAATTTTCTTCATGGAGTTTTTCATAATTCTCCAGAGGGTTTGACTAAAGCTAAAAATTATGTGCGTCAAATAGATAGTACAAATAAAAATTTTAAAATAATAAAACGTTAAGCTTTAAAATTTATTGTTTCTATAACGTAACAAATATCTGTATTTTTATAATGAGTGTCTCCAGTAGGAATTGCATCATCACTTGTAAGTGGTTGTCCTAAGAAATAGTTATGGTCTTCGGTTGTTCTCCATATGTTTGATACATCACATGAAATTGATGTCTCTTTAATTGATATGTAATCTTCGTCTACTTCTCCGCCATTACATGGATTTATACCATTTGTTAAAAGAACATAAAAATAAATTTTTATAACAAAAGATTCTATTCTATCAAAAACATCTTTAGCAACTTGAATATAAAAGTATTTATTTTGATACTGTATTCTGTATGGGTATTGCCAACCATCATAAATATCGTAATATTTATAATGATCCATTTCTTCGTCAGTTAATAATGAATTTATATGTGTAAGAGGACCACTTATGATACCGTTATAATCCGTATCACCATATCTAGGTCCACCATATCCTCCGCATAAAGGCTTTCCTTTTAATTCAGATTCCATATTTATAGCAGACGCAATTGTTGCAAAATATAATGATTTTTCATATACATCATATTCATTTTCAACACTTGAAATATTAGAAGCGTTACATGAATATGATGAATTAAAAGAGGAAGTATAACTACCTGGTATATCGCGGCCATAGCGATCTGTGCATCCAGCTGCGGCACTTCTTGAAACAATAGCATTCTCTTTATAACTAATTGTTACATTAGTTTCATCAGTTGTTGTTGATGTTTTTACGTTTGGACCACTACAAACAGCAGGATAACTAAACTTGGCAAATTCATCTGATAAAATTTTAGTTGTTTTTACTGGTTCGCAGTATCTGTCTTCTTCTGGAATATCTTGATAACTATTTTCTTGAGAAGTATTACTTTTTTTAACTTTCTCACCTACTCTTTTGTACGGATTAACATCCCAAAAACCAAGACATGGTCCACTAGTTTTTGGTACTTCTCTATAAGATATTGATCCACTATTGCTGCTGTTACTACTAGGATTACCAATACTAGAAACTGCGTAAGGACCAGTACAATCATTACCAACGCAACTTCCACCTCCAGGAAAACCTCCAGATTGACTTTGATCATTTTCTTCCCATGAATAACTCTTTTCTATGTATACTGCTCCATCTGATTCTTGTACGGCACTATATATGGTCTTTGCTTCAAGAGTTGCATTATAATTTGAATTACCATTACTTATCATTGGTCTTCTTCCTCCTTGTGGACAACCTCCACATCCATTAAAAGATGATCTATTTTCTTGATATTGAGATTCACTTTGTATTTTACTATTATAAGTTGTATATCGTTTTCTAACATTTTCTGGTGTTGATTTATATGCAGCAAAACCCATATAAAAACCATTTGCAAGTATATCAGAATTTATAAATCCTATTTCTATTCCTGGATCATAACACGCTGTACATTCTTGACAACTGCTCATAAGAAATTTTACACTAAAATTTAAGCTTTAAAATTCATTGTTTCTACAACATAACAAACATTTGTCTCTTTATAATGAGTCTCTCCAGAAGGCATTGTATCATCACTTGTAAGTGCTTCTCCTAAGAAATAGTAATGGTCTCCAGTTGTTTTCCATGCACTTCCTTTGCTACATGAAATGGTCGTTTCTTTAACTGATACGTAATCCTCACCCTCTTCTCCACCATTACATGGATTTATATCAGTTAAAAGAACATAAAAATATAGTTTAATATCAAATGATTCTACTCTATCAAAAACATCTTTAGCGACTTGAACATAAGGTTTATTGTTCTGATATTGTATTCTGCATGGATATACCCAACCATCATAAATATCATAATATTTATAATGTTCTGTTTCTTCATCAGTTAATAATGAATTTACATGAGTAAGAACGCTACCAATAACACCAAAATCGCAATCGTTACCATATCTAGGTCCACCATATCCATTACATAAATGCTGTCCACCTAATTCAGATTGCATGTTTATGTCAGATGCATTTTTTGCAAGAGTTAATGATTTTTCATATACATCATATTGATTTTCAAGACTATAAGAGATAGAAGCACTACATGTATAAGAATCGCTACAGCTTTGTGTCTTAGAAGAAGTATTAGTATTATAACTAATTGTAACACTACTTTCAGTTGTATCCGTGTTAATCTTTGTGTTTGGGCCACTACAAATTGATGGAGAACTAAAACTAGCTTTTTCATCTGTTAAGGTTTGACTAGTAGTATATCCATCGCAATATTTACCTTCGTCTGGAATATCTTGATAACTATTTTCTTGAGAAGTATTACTTTTGCTAACATTTAAACCTTTTTGTTCATATGGCCAGTAACTACTACATGGACTTGTATTTTGTGGTGCTTCTCTATAAGATACTGAACCACTATTACTATAACTACTACTTGGATTGCCTATTTGAGTTATTCCATAAGGACCAGTACAACCATTTCCATCGCAAGATCCTGGTCCAGGAAAACTTTGAGCATTATATGAATCACTTTCTTTCCATTTATAATTTTTTTCTGTGTATACTGATCCATCTGAATTTTGAATATCTGAAAATGAAGTTGTTGACTCAAGTTTTCCTTGATATTGCGAATTTGAAGAATATATCATTGCATAGTGTGGTAGTGTACCTGGCGTTGTTGGGTCGGTATCAGCAGGACAGTCATCATCCTCTGAAGTACTCGAACAATACGATTGACCTTGCGCTGAACTAATTATTTTTTCAGTATAATTTGCCCATCGTTTTCTAGCGTTCTCTGGTGTTGCTTTATATGCAGCAAAACCCATATAAAAACCATCTGCTACTACACTAGAATTTATCCATCCTATTTCTATTCCTGGATCATAACATGCAGTACATTCTTGACAGCTACTCATAAGAAATATTACACTATTTTCTATAAATTAGGATCTGCTAGCTCTAAGTTATGTTGTTTTTTAGTGCCTCTTTTAAAATTTCTATATATTGTATTTAATTTATCTATAGGATTTTGAAAGTTTTTTTCTATTTTTTGCTCTTTTATTTCTTGATTATTTTGTTGTTTATTTAATGAATTATAAGCTATAACCAAACATACTGCTAATGGGTCAAATACTATAACTATTAATATAATAAATATTCTAACAGCAGTTTCTATCTTTAATCCAAATGCATCTGCTACAAATTTAAATGTGCCAATTTCACCTTTGGTATTATCGCTTTCAAGCTTCATTATTTCTTGGTTATTATCTAAACTTTGTTTTTCTAGATTTTGAAGATCAAGAGTTACTGTTGATATTTGAGAAAATAAATTATTAATATTGCTTTGAGATCCTTCAACTATTTTATTTTTACTTTCTACTAATTTAATATCTGTTACTTTTTCAGTTTTATCTGAACTAAAAAATCCGCCGCTAGTAGTTTTAGTTGTAGTAACATCTTGTTTTACAGCATTATCCAAAGATGTTTGATATGTTTTTTGTAATTCTATAAGATCTTTTAATTTATTTTTATTAAAATCTATTTGAGATATATAGAAATTTTGTTGAGATTTTAAACTTTGTATTTTATTTAAATTTAAAGAGTATTGAGAAAAATTACGCTGAAAAGCATCAGAAAGAAAACCAAATATACCAAGACTTGTTATGCACATAAGCAATATAGTTGCAGATAACATATATTTCTTCAATAAATCATGAACTGAATACCAGCATCTATATAGATAACTTGCAGTTACTAATTTAGCTATCTCTAAGCTTCCAGCCATTATCCCAACGCTCCAAAAGCTAGCCGCAAAAAGAAGAGCTATTCCTTTGATTGAAAAAAATGCAGCACACGAAGCTAAAATAAATGCAGATAATCCTAATATATATTTAAACATAATATGTATTATAAATTACACGAATAAATACTATAAGAATTAAGTTTGATATTAATATAGTTTCCTGAATTATTTAACTTTTCTTTGATATCCAAAAGGGCTTTACCTCCAGATTTTATATATCTGAAGTTGAGTATTATCAATCCAACTTTTCTTTTGACTCCAAATTTTACCGCGATCTCAGCGGTAAAAGGGCCATCGCACTTATTGATCAGAGGTAGCTTCGATCACTACATTCTGCGATGCCTATAGCTACATTTCCTTCTTTAGCCATATTATGTACAAATGAAGGTTTTAATAGTTGTCAGCCCTTATGACATTGCTATCTCAGGGATTGATAGTTGATTGTTTGACATCAACAAACTGCTCTAATTGGGAACTATGTTAATTTATATTATATTAAATTTGCACTTTTGTCAAATTTTATTTATAATAAGTAGAAATGGAAATTATAAAAAATAAAGCCAGATGGTCAGTTTACGCTAGTAAATGCGTAAAGTATTATAATATTTCTAATGAGAATATTTATGATAAGCCAGATCAGTATCCATGTATTGCTATACCCCAATTAATTTCAGATATAAATGGATCAAGAATTAAGTTTAATTTTGTTTATAAAAAAGATTGCCAAAAACTGTTAAAAGCTTTATAATGTGTAAGATTAGTTAGTTCTTTCTCAATGGGCCCGTACTGGTTTCGATTTTAAAGAAATGAATTAGAATGCAAGTGGAGGTTGAATCGAGGACTCCTTAAAAAGTTTCACTTATATTAACTGCCAAAACAGCAAAATATAAAGGTCATATCTCTGCAAGAGCTTCTCTAGTTGAGATGACCGCTTCTGTAGCCTAAGTTCTACAGCGTGACTACCATGATACATCTATTGGATAGTTGCGTAATTAGATGTTTGAGTATAATAAGTTTTTTTATTCTTATTTTATTCAATATTAAAAATAAAATCGCTAAGTATGTTTGTTCTTTATCTATATAGAGCTAAAAACAAAAAGAACTAAACTTGTAGTATTTTAATTTAGATTTTTAAAAGACAGAGGTTCAATTCCTCTCGGGTCCATTATTCTTTTTTATATAATTCGCGTGTAAATAACAGTATGGCTATTCCTATAGGATTAAGATGTGAAAGATGGGATGAGATTGTATCGAATCAAGAAATTGCATTCATTGACCGCAATCAATGTGATGACGTTCTTGCATGTGGTCTTCCAGCTAATGGTATATCAATTGAGGCCACAGGAATATCTGTTTATCAAACAAAAGCTGGTGGAGAAAAGTTAGCTGGAAAAATATATTTTGATAAAGATGGAGACGAATATAGTCCAGAAAATATTAGAATAAAAGAAATTTTTAAGGGAGAATACACAGATCAAACTATATGGCATCCAGGACCTGTACAAATAGTTTCTGAAGAAATTATGTCACAATTCGCTGAAGCTTATCCAAACAAACAAATTACTGAAAGTTGGATTCAAAGAATTGCTGTCGCAATTGTAAACAAAGCAGAAGAAAAAGATGGTATATTAAATGATTGCGGTGCTTTTTATTTATGTAATGGAAAAAATCCATTTTTTGCTGGGCCACATATTTTTCAATGTAGGGATTTTTTCGAAAAAGCATTTACTAGACTCTATGGAGCGCAGAGTAATGTATTTGATTATTACTTAAAAAGTACATTAGAAGGAAATTTTACAATTCTTACCTCACCTGATGGAATTCAATCAGTTTCAGCTGTAAAGAGAGAAGGACGTAATACAGGAGTATGGGATACAAAAATTTGTGCAAAATGTATTGTTATTTGGACTGTGCCAAAAGGCGTTGGACAAGTACAATTAAACGACTCCTCTTTTAAGATTAGAATAGACGAAGTACCAAATGAACAGACAATCAATAATATTATAGACAAATTTTTCGTACAACAACCAGTTGGAAGTCACAGTAGCTTTGATAATTGGCTAGGAACTCCTGTAGACGCAAACGGTAATGGAGGATCTGGCATTCTTAGAAATATATGGGATGTTGTAAAAAATGGTGGAAGTTTTCGAGTTCCACCAGTTCTTCCTGTTGAAGGTTTTAGATTTAAATTTAACATAGATTCAAAAAGTGATGGAGTATTTAACTTAGGGGCAAGTTTTGGATTTGGCAGAGATTTGAATGGAAGTTTTTTTATTAATAATTTAATTCTTAGTCTCGGTATTAATCCTAATAATTACCTTGCTGAAGTTGGAAGAATGCAACAGCTCATGGCTAGACTTAGAGAAAGAATGAATAACATGAGAACTCGACTTCAAAATGAACAACTTGCTGCTCAACAAGCAGCAGCAGCATATGTTCCTCCTACAGATCTTAGAATACCTGAAGATGCCGACTTATCAACTAGTGATCCAACTAGAGTTGGATCTTCACAAGAAACTGGAGGCACTAATACCACTGATGGTAATCCAAATAACGGTGGGAACCAAACCCGTGTAACCGAAAATTCGGATCCGATACTAGATCCTAATGGTGGATAATTTTTTAGAAAAATAAAATATTTTAAATAGTATATGTATTGAACATATTTTGGCCAGATATACATTTAAATCTAACAAAAAATATAGCAAAAGCATTCCATAAGCTTGGTCATACCTTAATTCTACCCAGCAACGAATATATTCCAACAAATTTTCCACCCAAAGACTTTAATCAATGGATATGGAATACATCTTGGACTCAAGAAAAAGCAGATATTGAATTCCAATATAAAAATGTAAAAGTTTTAAATAAAGATCAAATATTAGATATTAAACCAGAAGTAGTATTTATCACAAGTTTTGAAAGTCAATTTGAAATATTAAATGAAATTTGGCCGTATTTAAAAGATACTAGCAAACTAGTTTGTTATAGCGGAAATGATTATTGGGACGGAGCATATCCATTTTATATTATTAAAAATTATCTTTGTGCCGATTATGTTGGATATGCATTAGCAAATAAATATAAAGTAAATCATCTTTATTATAAACCTTGGATTGATTATGACAGATGCACTTTTGATGGACCAACAGATGGTAATATAGTTGGAATTTATATCTCAGAATACGAAAAAAATTTCAATCAAGAATACAATATGAGCAAAGCGCTACAGCAAATTACCCCATATATAGATTATCATTATCATGCCAATAGTTCTCAAGAAGAACTAACCAAAAGTTTAAAATCAAGTATTGCAACTCAACATATTAAACATCTAGAAGGATATGGCATAGCAGTTATTGAAAGTATGGCTTGTGGTAAGCCAGTTCTAATGCATCGTAAAATGATTCAAAATAAAAGCTTAATGCATTGGAGCATTGAAAATGTAACAGCATTATTTTTTGAAAGCGAATATGAATATATAGCTAAATTAAAAGCTTTATACGAAAGCAAAGATTATAGATATTTTCTTCAATATACAACCGCTAATGTAATAAGACAAATTATTGATAATAATCAAGAAACAGAAAAGCTTGGACATTTTCTTAATAATCTAGTATAATTTTTTAAATTGTGAAAATCTGGCTCTGCGGCATTACTCAAAATGAGAAGCAGAATATTGACGATATGACTAAACACATATATCAATATTTTGATGGGTTAATTTTTGTAGATGGAGGATCAACAGATGGTACGTTAGAAGTATTAAATGAAAGAAAGGGTCAAGGAAAGATTATAAATAGAGAATGGTCAAATGACCACGATCTTCAAATGAACGGCTTTTTAAGAGCAAATGTAATGCAAAATGGCGATTGGTTAGTTATTCGAGATAGTTGCGAAAGATTAAATGTAGATTGGGCAAAGAATTTGGGTAATTTTATAGAAAATTTTCTAGAAAAGAATAAAGTAAATAGTTGCGTTGATAGACAAAAAGCTTTTCTCGTTAAGTACTTTGATGACATGATATTTCAAGGAAGTCCACATTGGGGGCTTCAAGGAATGAGGGGTGGCTATATTGATCTTTACGAATATTATAATAAAAATCAACAATTATTCGCATGGGAGGAAAGACCATCTCAAAGAAAACATTATATAGATAGCGATATGAAATATTATTTTATTTATGGAAGATCAAATCATTGCGTTCTTCATTATTACGATAATGGCAAGACTCCAGAAAGATACCAACAACAAGAAAGCATAAGGCAACAATTTAGATCTTTTTGCGAAAGTTTGGGAATAAAATTTAATTTAGATTCATTAAAAGAATATTGGCGAATGAATCCAATTAATAATAATATGAAATTTTTTATTAATAACGAAAGATTGATAAGAAGATTCTACAGGTTAAATATTTTGAATCATTCATTAGATGAAATTGATTCTTCGGAACAATGGATACTACAATGAAACTAATTGATTCCTTTATGTATTTTAATGAAAAAGATATCGCATATCTTAGAATAAAAGAATTATACGATACAGTAGATTACTTCGTAATTAATGAAGCTACGAAAACTCACCAAGGCCAAGATAAAGAATTATTTTTTTGGAAAGATGAAAGATTACAAGAATTTAAAGATAAGATTATTTATTCCCCAATAGAACTAGATGGAAGATTTGATATTTTAATGTTAAAATTTTTTCCAGACGCAAAGATTGGGGCGAAAGAACATGAGCAAAGAATAAGATTATTTGAACAAATTGAAAAACTAAATCTTTTAGATGAAGATATTATTATGATTTCAGATTGTGATGAGATTCCAAATAAAAATATTTTTCAAGATATTATAAAATATCCAATTGTTGCATTAAATCAAATGTTTTTTGTTCATTATATAAATATCTATACTAATAAGAATGTTACTGGAACAGTAGCTTGCAAATATGAAGGATTAAAATATTTAAACACATTGTCTTTTGGCATGGGCCTTCAACTATTAAGAAGAGATAAAGATTTCATGCCAAGAATAGAGAATGGTGGATGGCATTATTCTTATATGGGTGGAGCTAAGTCAGTAAGTCAAAAAGTCGTCTCAACATACGATGGAAACTTAAATTCAGAATGGAAAACAGAAGAATCATCTAATACTTTAATTCAAGAAAGTATAAAAAATAAAAAAAGCCCATTTTCTCAAATGCCATTAGAAGTTATAGATTTAAATATAACAAATAAATTTATAGAATTTTTAACTGCAAAAAATGGAGGATGGACTAATTCTCAGGCATATTATCAATTTTCTCCAAATATTTTAGAAAAAGATAGACAAAATCACAAACATCTCATATATGAATAATCCATTTGATTTTTTCGAAAGAATATACTGTATTAATCTTCCAGAAAGAACTGATAAATGGCAACAATGTCTAGAAGAATTCAATAAGCTAGGAATTGAAAATAAAGTAATTAAATTTGACGCAATTAAATTTATAGGAGAATTACCTCAACAACTTAGATTTATTAATATTAGAGCTTGTGGATGCACAGCTTCCCATAGAGAAATCATAAAAATTTGTAATAATGAAAATGTAAAAAATGTATTGGTTTTAGAAGATGACGTAGAATTTCATAATGATCCAATAACAAATTTAGCCTTATCTGTAAATGAAATAAAAGATAAGGAGTGGGACATATTTTATCTTGGAATGAATGTAACAGATGAAAAAATTAAAGAACCACTAGAAAGAGTAAGTCCAAATTTATTAAGAATTAAAAGTGCATTAACTACTCATGCGATATCATATAACTCATCAGCCTTTAAACCTATTTTAAGCCATATTCCAGAAGGATTAGATATTATTCATTGGCAAGCAAGAAATGAATCTTATGATGGGTTTTTTATGAGACACTTTTTAAGTCAAAATAAAGGATTTTGTACAAATGAATACTTAGCAACGCAAAGGGATAGCTTCTCAGATATTAACCTTGGAAATGCAACTTATGGAAAAGCCATAATGGAAAATTTTTATAGAATGCGACCAGTATGATAACATTTGTTAAATTAGGTAAATATGGAGCGATTGGAAATCAACTTTTTCAATACGCTGCACTTTATTCTGTAGGCAAAGTAAATAATTATCAGATTAAAATACCAAAAACAGAAGAGCATTTTGACGAAGGAACCAAAAGAATTCAGCATTATTTTTTAAATTGTTTCGATAATATTTCTGCGGAAATTCTTTCGGAGCAAGATATAAATCTAATAAAATATAAAGTTGAAGATGGAAATGCAATATCTTATAATAAAGACGTATTTAATGCTCCAGATTTTACAACCCTAGAAGGTTATTTTCAATCTTATAAATATTTCACTAATTTTGAAAAAGATTTAAAACAGCAACTTGTATTTAAAAAGTCAATAAAAGATAAAATAGATAAAAAATATAATTTAGATTATAAAAATTTTTCTTCAGTACATTTAAGATGTGGAGATTATATCTATAGGCAAAATCATCATCCTGTTATGAATAAAGATTATTATAGAAAAGCTTTTGAATTATTAAATTGCGCAAACTATTTAGTTTTTTCAGATAGTATTGATTATGCAAAAAATATATTTAATGAATTTAAACATATAAATTTTTTATATATGGAAAATAACCATGCATTTGAAGATATGTATATGATGTCGAACTGTAAAAATAATATCCTAGCAAATAGCAGTTTTTCTTGGTGGGGAGCTTGGTTAAATCAAGACAATAAAGTAATAGCTCCTAAAAATTGGCTTGGGCCAGCTTATAATGGAACATGGAACCTAGAAGATTTAATACCTAAACAATGGATAAGTATATAAAATACTTGATAAATATAAAAAAATCAATATAAAGTATATATGTACCAATTACAAAGCAGCATAAGCGATACGCATAAATATAAAAATGCATGCCAAATGGCGGCAATTAATGATCTTTACTTCAGTTTTTTTAGAAAAAATCCAGACTACACCGAAGTTTTGGAGCATGTTTCTGAAGACCAAGGAAAAATGTACAAAGAATATTTGGATATAAATTTTCCAGAATATATTCAAAAATTAGATAAATTCAAAGAGAATGATCTATATGGTTCTCCAGCTGTATTTAATTATGATGGAATAGGTCAAATTTCTCCAACAACACTAAGATATATAAAAGTATTATCTGATTTAAAGCAATTATGTGGTTCTTTAGAAGATTTTAATATTATAGAAATTGGCGTTGGTTACGGTGGTCAATGTAAAATTATTTCAGATTTTTTTAATATTCAAAACTACTATTTAGTAGACTTAGATGAATCGCTGAATCTTGCCGAAAAATATTTGAATAAATTAAATGTAAAAAATGTAAAAGTAGTTAGACCAAGTGAGATTGTTAGATTGGATAAAAAATTTGATCTAATTATAAGTAATTACGCTTTCACTGAAATATCTAGAACGATTCAAGAGTTTTATTTAAACAATATGGTACTAAAATCTACTCATGGATATATAACCTGTAATTTCATAAGTAAAGATTGGCGAATTGATTCATATTCGCTAGCAGAGCTAGAGCAAAAATTAATTAATCTCAATGTAAAAAGAGCGCAAGAATTTCCCTTAACTCATAAAGATAATTTGATACTTTATTGGTAAATGAACAAAAAAGTTTTTAACTTAATAGATGGTAATTTTGCCCATGAAAAATATTCTGTAGCAGGAAGAAATTCAGAACATATTATTTGGGATAGAGAATTAAAAGATTTGAATAATCCTACATTCTATTCTCATATTAAAATGTTAGATATACAAAATGGATTAACCTCAAAAAATAACTCATATGGATTTATAATAGAATCTAGGAGCATTGAGGCTTTAGGCTATCAATTAGTTGAACCAGCGGTGCCATATTTTGACAAAGTTTTTACTCACAACTCTGATTTTATTAAAAAATATGAAAACTGCAAATGGATACCTGGAGGAGGGATATGGATAGAAGGTAGAGAAGATACACCTCATGGAGAGGGTAAAATTGCCATTCATAATAAAAATAAATTATGCTCTATGGTTTCTTCAAATAAAAAAATGTGCCAGTTACATCTTATTAGATTACAAATAATGGAGTCTATTCAAAATAATTCAAAGATAGATAAATTTCTTGGTGGAGGTGGACCTGGGGATGGAAATTGGCTACCAATTTTCAGAACATTAAAAGATTACATGTTTTCTATTGTAATAGAAAATTATATAGATGATTTATACTTTACAGAAAAGATATTAAATTGTTTTGCTACAGGCACAATTCCAATATATCTTGGAGCAAAAAATATAGGATCAATTTTTGATAAAAATGGAATATTACAATTTTCTTCTTTTGAAGAATTCAACAATATCATTAATAACTTATCAGAAGATCAGTATTTCTCTAAAATGGAAGCAATAAAATATAATTTTGAAAGATGCCTAGAGTTTAAATCAATAGAAGATTATATATATGAAAAATATTTTATTACTGGGTAAAGGTTACATAGGTAAAAATCTTAATGAACATTTTATATCTAAATCAGATATAAAATCAAATATTTACTCTAAAAAAGATTTAAATTATTTAGATTTTAATACTTTAAATAAATATCTTCAAAAAAATCAATCCATTCGAATAGATTATATTATAAATTGCGCTGGATATACTGGAAGACCAAATGTAGAGGGATGCGAAAACGATAAAGAAACTTGCTGGAAATATAATGTAAAATTACCTATTATTTTAACCGAAATAGCTTCTTATTGGAATATACCAATTATTCATATTAGTAGTGGATGCGTTTATACTGGATATGAAAAAGACTATACAGAAGAAGATGAACCAAATTTTGGAATTTATAATAAAGAAAGTAGTTTCTATAGCAAAACCAAACATGCATGCGAGTTATCATTAAAAAATAGTAATTCGTATATTTTTAGGATAAGAATGCCATTTTCACATAAATCTTCTGAACGCAACTATATAGACAAAATATTAAAATACGACAACCTTATCAGCTACAAGAATAGCTTAACAAATATAAATGATCTTAACGAATTTATATATAAATTTATTAATTTAAAAAATAAACCAGAATATGGAATTTATAATGTAACAAATCAAGGATTTATTACAGCGAAAGAAGTCGTAGAAATTCTTAAAAAACATAATTTAGAAAATAAAAACTGGAAATTCCTAAATCAAGATGAAATTAACTTTAAAGTAGGAAGAAGTAATTGCGTTCTGTCTACAGAAAAAATTAAAAAATTAAATCTAGAATTACCAAATATTTATTCTAGCATTGAAAACGAAATTGGTAGATTTAAAAATGATACCTAAAATTATACATTTAATATGGCTTGGAAATAAAAGACCAGAGAAATTTGATATTACATTAAATGAAATCAAACGAATAAATAGTGATTATCAAGTTAAAGAATGGAATGATAATAACATTGATTTTGAATTAGTTCAAAAAGATTTTTTTGATAAAACTGAAAATCTAGGATCAAAATCTGATATTCTAAGATTTGAATTACTTAATAAATATGGCGGGATTTATATGGATTATGATTTTATTCAAATTAAAAAATTTGACGAACTGTTAAATTATGATTTTTTTATTGGTAGTGGAAATGAAAACGAGACATGGAATAGCATCGTGGGTTCTATAGCGAGCCATAAAATTTGCAAAGATTTTCTTGATGGTTTGTCTAATACTCTGCCTGTAGTAAAAAATGATAATGGAGATGAGGTTGGAATGGTGATGAGCAAAACTGGACCATATTATATTCATAAGATTTATAATGATAATAATTCTTTATTAAATATTAAACACCTAAGTAAAAATTATTTCTTCCCATTCCCAGGAGGTCAAAGAGATTCAGTAAGAAATCTTGACGAGCAATCAATTAATTATATTAAATCTTTCGCTACAGAAGAAACAATTTGTATACATTTCCACACTTGCACATGGCAATGAATATTTTAGAAACACCTTTTATGGTTAAAACTAACCATGAATACCCTCCGAATAATAAAATTATATTTGAAGAATATTTTTACAACTGGTTAATAGAAAATAAATGTTTAACAAATAAAACATATTTACCAATTTTTTGGACAAACTATTATATCTCAAAAGATTATGCCCAACAAGATATATCAGAAATTAATAAATTCCTAGATACTTTAGATAAAAATAAAGAGTATTTTACAATTATTCAATGGGACGATGGTATTATAAATCCATTTGAATATAAAAATATATATGTTTTTGGACAAGGTGGTGGAGGAGGAAGAAATGGATGTATTGGAAATTACTCAATTCCACTAATTTGCCAACCAAATCCAAATATAAAATTACAAAATAAAGATATTTTTGCTAGTTTTATAGGCGTTATATATGGTAGAAATAATTTAATTAGAGAGAAACTACATAACGATCTTAAGAATAAGCATGGATATTTATTTGAAAATTCTATAAGTTACGAAGCATTTTCTAATGTAATGTCTAGAAGTATTTTTTCCCTATGTCCAAGAGGATATGGAGCAACGTCTTTTAGAATATGCGAAGCGCTTCAACATGGTTCTATTCCAGTATATATTTCCGATAAACCATGGATTCCATTTAATGATATGATAAATTTTAATGATTATGGAGTTATTATTGATACGAAAGATATAGATGATATAGATAACATACTTAAATCCATAACTAAAGAAGAAATAGAGAAAAAAATATATATTGGAAAAAATATATATAATGAATATTATACATATACAGGATGTGCAGATAAAGTTATAAAAGTAATAAATAAAAAATAAATTCTATGTATACAAAAGAATCAGTACAGCATTTAATGAATTCCGCTAATAATTATCAATTAAATAGAGATGAGCATATATGGTGGATTGTAAAGTGAAAAAATTAATTATTCTTGGCACAGACGAAAATTATTTAAATCATATTAAATACAACATCAATAATATCAGAGATAAGCATGGAGAAATTGATATTTGTATTATTTATGATAAAAACAAAGAAGATAAAATAAAGCCCGCTCTCGAAAAATATAATATATTTTTCCTTCCAATTTCATCTCCAAGTGGACAAAGTTACGATAGAGCCTATCATTTAAAATATCACGTTTTTGAAACATATTTTAAAAATTGGGATAAAATTTTATATTTAGATTGCGATACAATGATTTTTGATAAATTAGATAGTTTATTTGATTTGTTAAATGAGAATAATAATTTATTTGTAGACTTTGAAAAAAATTCGATTAAAAAATTTTTTACCACATGGAGTCCAATTAACGAATCTAATCAAAATGATTATGATCTTCTAGCTCAAGAAACGGATATAAATAAAAATGGTTTTAATGCAGGAATATTACTTTATAACTCGTCGATAATAAAAGAAGACACAATCCAAAGACTATATCATTTAGACGAAAAATATAAAAAAATAAATAAACACGTAGAGAATGGAACAGATCAACCAATTATAAATTTAATTTATTCTCAAATTGCCCAACAAATACCAAATAATTATTGGTCATTTTGGACAGATTATAATGATAATAATATTATCTCTCATTTTTGTCGTTGGGACCCGCCTTGGTGGAATGCCACATTTAATTCTAAAATAAACGCACAATACAAAGATTATTACAATAAAATGCTAGTATAGTATGGTTGTCGCAAATCCATCTCCAGGTAGACTAGGCAATCAAATGTTTGCTTATTGTTTTGCGAGAATAATAGCCCAAGAATTTAATTACAAATTAGTTAATAATTTACCACTACTGCAAGATTTACGCTTAGAACAAGTCAACGGAAATATTTACACAAATGATCAAGAAATAGTATATGGCTATGAATATAAAGACGATTTGTTAGAAAATGTATTAAAAAATAAAAATAACAGAATGATAATTACAGAAGGCTATTTTCAAAAGTATAATTATTATAAAAATTATAAAACAAATATAAAAGAATGGTTTAAAGAGATAGACCCAAATAAAGAAAATATTTCAAATAATACAATTGGAATGCATATTAGAAAAGATGATATTTCACGAGAAAATCAAAAATGGGATCTTCCAGATGAATATTTTATTGATACCCTTAAAATGGAAAACCCCGAAAAAATTATTATTACATCAGACGAACCAACTCATGCAACAATTAAAAAAATACAAAATGAATTTAAAAATGTAGAAATTTATAATGGTTCTACGATAGATACTTTAAAAAAATTCGTATGTTTTAAAAAATTAATATTAAGTTTTGGCACATATAGTTGGTGGATGGGTTTCTTAAGTAACGCATCAAAAATATACATGAAAGATAAGATTGATAATGATATTGATTTAGTTATCAGAGATAATCCAAATTATATCATAATATAATTTATAATATTGATTTTTGTCCAAATTCATTATATCATATTTATATGAATTTAAATCTCAAGGAAACTTATTACGGGAAAAAAATAGACACCTCAAATATCTTAAATATTGAAGATGCAAGCAAATTGATCAATGGCAAAAAAACCATAGTTGTTACTGGAGTTACTGGCCAAGATGGAAGCCATATGGTAGATTTTTTATTGAAAAATACAGATTATATTATTTTTGGAGGAGTAAGAAGACTTAGCGTTTATAATCATGAGAATATTAGACACATTAAATCGGATAGATTTCATTTAATTAATTTTGATCTAACTGACTCTCATGCTATATCAAGAACAGTAGAAAAATTACAACCAGATTATTTCATTAATTTTGCAGCACAAAGTTTTGTGGCAAGTAGTTGGGATTTTTCAAGACAAACTTGGCATACAAATTCAACTGCAGTATTAGATATTCTTGAAGCAATTAGATTATATAAAGCATCCTGCAGACTATATCAAGCTGGTTCTAGTGAAGAATTTGGAAATGTACAATATTCACCACAAGATGAAAATCATCCTTTAAAACCAAGAAGCCCATATGGAGCAAGTAAAGCTGCGTCTAGACAATTAGTAAAAGTTTATAGAGAATCTTATGGAATATACGCAATCCAAGGATGGTTATTTAATCACGAAGGCACAAGACGAGGTGAAGAGTTTGTTACTAGAAAAATTACAAAAAATGTAGCTCGAATTTATAGAGCAATTAAAAATAAAGAAGAGTTTGAACCACTTGAATTAGGAAATATTGAAGCCAAACGAGATTGGAGCGATGCTGAAGATTTTGTAGAAGGAGTTTGGATGATGTTGAATCAAGATAAATATAATCTAAACTATTCTGGAGAACCAAAGGAATATATATTCTCTTCAAATGAAACCCATACAATTAAAGAGTTTGCAGAAAAAGCATTTAAATGCGCTGGTATAGATGGAGAATGGATTGGGCAAGGCGAACATATTATGTTTATAAATAAAGATAAAAAAACATTAATTCAAATTAATCCAAAATTTTATAGACCAGCAGAAGTAGAACTTCTTCTTGGAAATTCAGATAAAGCTAGAAAAGAATTAAATTGGAAACCAAAAATTTCATTTGATAATTTAATAGAAAAAATGGTAAAATCAGATATTGAAAATTATTCATGAATATTCTGGTAACTGGTGGACTCGGATTTATTGGTTCTAATTTTATTAAGTATATAATCGATAAAAGTCAAGTAGATATCGTAATAAATATAGACACTACCACAAGAAAAAATTCTGCATCAAATAAGAGAAATGTAGAATCTACTGAAAATAATCCTAAATATAAATTTTATGATTTCTGGTTAGACATACTAGACTACTCTCCAGCTAAAGAAGAATTTAAAAGAATACTTAAAAAATATAATATAACGCATATAGTTCATTTCGCTGCAGAGTCTCATGTTGATAACTCAATATCTGATCCCAAAAGATTTATTCAATCTAATATATTAGGTACATTTAATCTTTTAGAAATTATCAGAGATTTTCCAGAAGTTAGGTTTCACCATATTTCTACCGATGAAGTTTATGGTAGTCTAGGTGAAGAAGGAAAGTTTACAGAAACAACATTGTATGCTCCAAATTCTCCTTATTCAGCATCCAAAGCAGCCAGTGATATGCTAGTTAGGGCATATCATCATACTTTTAAAAGTTTAATAACAATTTCTAATTGCTCTAATAACTATGGACCAAATCAACATAATGAAAAATTTATACCAGTAGTGATTAATTCTATATTAAACAATAAAAAAATACCTGTTTATGGCAACGGAAAAAATATAAGAGACTGGATTTTTGTTGAGGATCATTGCGAAGCAGTATGGTTTGTAGTAAACAATGGTAGAATTGGGCAAACTTATAATATTGGCGGAAATTGCGAAAAAACAAATTTAGACATTATTAATGATATTTGTAGAGTATTAAATGTTAATCCTAAAGATTATATATCTTTCGTAGAGGATCGTAAAGGTCATGATTTTAGATATGCCATAGATAACACTAAAATTAATAAAGAATTAAATTGGTTTCCAAAAACATCATTTCAAGATGGTATGCTAAAGACAATAGATTATTATAAAAATAAAACTTGTTAATATTATAAATTTATATTATAAAGACACAATGCCCACTATAAATAGTCATAAACTTTGCCAGTTTATAATTAAAAAACATATAAAAGATAATATAAACTGGCCAAGAGAGATTAAAATTGGTCAAAGATTGACTAAAAGATTTAAAGAATTTGAATTTTGGGATAATTTAAGAGATTTTAAACTACCATCTTTAGCTTGGTTTCTTAAAAGTGAAGGTAAGGCTTTTCTATTATCGGAATACGAGAAATTTAAATTAAATTTAAATATCAAAACAGTGAAATTGGAAGACGATAAAGTTCAAGATGATAAAAAGATTTGCAAAAAGCCTAAAAGTTTAATAGAATTTATAAGACAAAAATGAAAAATATAGCCCTTACCTCTGCGATAAACTATAATGATTATTTAAAAATTTTTAAACAACATAATTATGATTATTTTGATGAAATATATGTGGTCACAGATACAAATCAAGACGATGAATTAGAAGAAATATGTAATGATGTTAAATTTAAATTAATAAAAACTGATAAATTTTATACTTTTCAAAATCAACCAGCAAAATTTAATCGAGGAGCAGCTTATACATACGCTATGAGTTTACTTAAAGATCCAGAGATTATTACAATTATAGATGCTGATACTTTATTGCCAGAAAGTTATCATAATATATTTACAGAATTAAAATCAAAAGATAATTTCGACCAGATGATAAGTGCTAGAAGGTTTGTTTTAGAGACTTATCAAGATTATTCAAAAGTATTTCTAGAAAAAGATTCTAATTACAAATTAGAAATGAGAAGTTTTGACTGGGGCTGGGGATATTTACAAATTTTCCATGCAAAAAGCAAATGGTTAAAAAATGGACTTGTATATCCAGAGAATTATGATTGTGCTGTATCAGACTTTATGTTTAGAAGACAATTCGGATGGCATATCTTTAGAAGAGATACAGAAGAACATTATTGGGATCCAGAAGCTCAAATATGTTTAAGACAATTTTCAGTATATGGGCTTGGCCCAAATAATATTAATTCAAGGGGCCGTCGTGCTCCAGAATTTAAATAATTTAGTTGCATTTGTTTAAAAAGAAAGGTATAATAAAATTATGGCAAAAAAATCTAAAGAAGAAATTATTGAATCATCTGGTCCAAGCTCATCAGATAGACTACTATCCTTTTTAAAGGAAAATAAGGAAGACCATTACAATTTTGAAGATGAAGTATATTATAAGGTATCAACTGGTAGCTTGAACCTGGATATAGCTACAGGTGGTGGTTTATGCCCAGGTTTACATAGATTCATTGGGATGAATGAAGGCGGAAAAACTTCAGAAGCACTTGAAGTAACAAAGAATTTTCTTAAAACAGTAGAAAACTCTAGAGCATTACTTTTTAAAGCAGAAGGAAGATTAAGTAAAGAAATTAAAGAGCGTTCTGGAATTAAGTTTGTAACTGATCCTAAAGAATGGATTGATGGAACTTGTTTCGTATTTGAATGTAATATTTTTGAAACTGTTTCGGAATTAATGAAAGACCTCATTCAATCTAATGATGAAAATAAGAGATACGTATTTATTCTTGATTCAGTAGACGGTTTGATGACAAAAGGTGATTCTCAAAAGAGCATGACAGAAGCAACAAAAGTTGCTGGTGGAGCAGTTATTTCATCTATGTTGATGAAAAAGATTTCTCTTGCTCTTTCTAAGCGTGGTCATATGGCCATTTTTATTAGTCAAGTTAGATCTGATATTAAACTTGATCCCTATGCAGCTAATAAGGACATTCGTCAAACTACCGCTACTGGTGGAAATGCATTATTGCATTTCGCCAATTGGATTCTTGAATTCGAACCCAAGTTCAATAAAGACCTTATTCTTGAAAAACCAAATGACAAATATGATCCAGTTAAGAATAAAATTATTGGACATAATGTTAAGATTCTTATTAAGAAATCCACAAATGAATCTACAAATTCTAAAATTCAATATCCAATTAAATATGGGCGTAAAGATGGCTCTTCGGTTTGGAGGGAGTATGAAATTATTGATCAAATATTAGCTTGGGAATTTGCTACGGCAAAAGGAGCATGGGTTACTTTTTCTGATGAAATCATTGAAGAGCTTAAAAAAGTAAATCTAGAGCTTAAGAAGCAGCATCAAGGAATAGATAATCTAAGATCTTATCTCGAAGAAAATAAATCAATCGTAGACTATTTCTATAATAAATTCATTAATACACTTGCAGCATAAATTATTATGGATTTAGAAAATGTATCAAGTAGAGACGAATTAATTAAAATACTTAAACCAAGTGGAAATGGTATTGAAATTGGAGTGCAGCAGGGTATTTTTGCTAAACATATTTTAGAAAATTGTAGTAATCTTAAGTTATATTTACTAGATTGCTGGGATCAACAATCAAATTCAGAATATCAAGATATATCTAATTTTGATAATGGCACGCACGCTCAGTATATGATTAACACAATCTCTAATATCTCAAACTCATTTAAAAATGTTAGAATTATCAAAGGTTACGCAGATGAATTTGTTAATTTTTTTGAAGATAATTTTTTTGATTTTATTTATATAGATGCAAATCACGCTTATGAACCAGTAAAAAATGATTTAATTAAATGGTTTCCTAAACTTAAGAAAAATGGTTTATTCTCTGGACATGATTATTTGAATGGAAATGACGGATGGTATTCTACTGTGTTTGGAGTTAAGCAAGCAGTAGATGAATTTGCAGAAGAAAACGCTTTAAAAGTATACAGTACAAAGGAAGAGTTGCCTTGGAAAAGTTGGTTTTTATTTAAAAATTAAAATGAGATTACTAAATATTAATGGGAAACTCGTTAATAAGAACGTAAGAAATTATGAAATAAATTGGGATGGAAAATGCAGGAGCAAATTGCAATTTAAATTCAAGCAATTCTTCTATCCTTACTGGAAAAATCATATTGTATATGAGGAGTTTCCAGTTTATGGAAGCATGCTTAAAGTAGATTTATTAAATGCAACTAAAAAGATAGCGGTTGAGATACAAGGCGATCAACATGAGAGCTTTAATAAGTTCTTTCACGACAATTCCAGATTAAAATATCTTCAAAGTATAAAAAGAGATGTTAAAAAGGAAAAATGGCTAGAAATGAATGGATTTAAGTTTTTAGAACTCTACGAAAACGATTTAAAAAACCTATCACCACAATATATAGAAGAAAAGTGCGGAATATTAATTATTTAAGTGTAAAATTTTCTGGTGACAAATAAAAAAAAATTTAATTTTCCAGCCTCTCTTTTAAAACAAATTGATGAATGTAGTTTTGGTGGTTATATTCTTTTTAATTTCTCTAATAAAGGTGAACCGCAAGTATATACAAAATTTGATAATCAAATAAATGCTATGGCTTTATTGTATTATTTAAATACATGGGGACAAAGCATAGATCAACTTAATTTGGAAGCTACTACTGATTTAATAGCCAGAAAAAACGAAGAAGAAGATTCAGAAGAAGAAGATTAAAACTTGACTTTTAATTTCTAGTTTGGTATCATATATAAAGGATGATTTATTCTTTACAAGTAGAAAGACACGTTTTAAGCGGGCTATTAAAGCATCAAGATTTATTTGCAGATATTGATGTATTTTTATCAGAGAATGATTTCTATAACGATGTTCATTCTACTATTTATTCAATATTCAAGAATATTAAGCATAAAGGTGAAAACGTAGATAAAGTATTATTAGCTGAAAAGATTAAAAATCTTGGAATTTCATTTAAAGATGAGATTAATATATTCGATTATATTGATAATTTAAGCTTTTCCCAAATAACTCAAGAAGCTACGATGGAAGCATGCAAGGAACTTATTAAGCTACGAGTTAGAAGAGAGATTTCCTCAACAGCAGATAAACTTAAAGAATATGTAACAAAAAATTCAGATGAGTCTCTTGATTCTATTATTACTAAAATAGATCAGATTTATAATAAAAAGATCTCTTCTTATTCAGAGAATGATATGCCAATTAATATTTTCGAGGGAGTTGAAGATCTTATCGAAGAAATCGGCAATAGTCCAAAAGAAGATACTGGACTTATAACTCCATATTCTGAATTTAATAGAATGTATGGTGGTTTAAAGAATGGTAATATTTATGCCATTGCAAGTAGGCCAGGTCAAGGAAAATCAACTTGGTTAAATGATATTTGCTTTAAGACCTCTATTAATCCTAAAAATAAAACTAAAACTCTTATTCTTGATACTGAAATGCAAACCGTAGATATTCAATTAAGAATGGTTGCATCTTTGAGTGGAGTTCCAGTTTGGTATCTTGAAACTGGTAATTGGCGCAAAAATGAAGAAATGACCAAGAAAGTTAGAGAGGCTTGGGAGAAAGTTAAAAAATATGAGTACTTTCATTATCATGTAGGAAATAAAAATATTGATCAAGTATGCTCTATTATTCGCAGATGGTATCTTTCTAAAGTTGGGAGAGGAAACCAAGCTATGATTGCTTATGATTATATTAAATTAACTGGAGAAAAAGTAGGCCAAAATTGGGCAGAGCATCAAGCAATTGGAGATAAGATTGATAAGTTAAAAAGAATTTCAGAAGAAATTCATTGTCCAATTATTACAGCTATGCAATTAAATAGAACTGGCGAAAGTTTCAATAGAAAAGGTTCAGAGGTTGTGGATGATAGCTCTGTGATTTCACTTTCAGATAGATTACAATGGTTTGCGTCATTCGTAGCAATCTTTAGAAGAAAAACTCTAGACGAGATTACTCTTGATGGTCAAGCGTTTGGAACTCATAAGTTAATTCCTACTAAAACCAGATTCCAAGGAAAAGATGCAGCTGGTCACCAAGATTTGGTTAGAAGATTGGATTGTACTGGTAAAGAAGTCTGGTCACAAAATTATTTAAATTATAATGTTCAAAACTTTAACATCGAAGAAAGAGGATCACTTGCAGATGTAGCAGAGCGTCAAAGAGAACAATACGAACTTAATGACGCAAATGCAAATGACGGAGAACTATTATGAACGTAGACTTAGTATCAATTACAAAACCAGAAATCAAAGGAATTAAAAATCCAGAAGATTTGGTGGCATTTTGCGCTAGAGTCAGCAATCCATCTAATCAGATGAATGTTGAAACTGCTCCAAAGCTATTAAAATTCTTAATTAAACACAAGCATTGGAGTCCATTTGAACTTGTTGATATGTGTGTTGAAATTAAAACTAGCAGAGGGATTGCAGCGCAAATTCTTAGACATAGATCATTTAGTTTTCAAGAGTTTAGTCAAAGATATAGTGTTGCGAATGAATTTGAAGATATTGAACTTAGACTACAAGGAGATAAGAATAGACAAGTAGGCGAAATTCTTATGAAAACAAATACAGATGCATATGATAAAGTTAATGAACTTCTAATAGAATCTTTGTCGCTTTCTCAACATTGTTACGATACCATGATTGAAAATGGAGTTGCAAAAGAAGTAGCAAGAATGATATTACCCCTAACGACTCAAACTACAATGTACATGAAAGGTTCATTAAGAAGCTGGATTCATTATATTGAATTGAGAACAGAACAAAATACTCAAAAAGAACACAGAATGATTGCGGAAAAATGCAAGAAGATTTTCATCAAAGAATTTCCAACAATAAGTGAGGCTTTAGAATGGAAGAATTAAATGTATACCAAATCTTAACTGATCTTGGTTATCAATTAAAAGATTGCGGAAAAGAATTTAGAGCTAAACCTTTGTATAGGGATAGCGATAATGACTCCGTGTTAAGAATCTATAAAGATACTGGTAAATGGGTTGACTTCAAACAGAATATGAGTGGAGACATAAACTCGTTAGTTAAATTAACGCTTAAATTAGAAAACCCAAGCGAAGCTCAAGAATGGCTTAAAAATAAAAACTTTGCATTTAAAAACCCAACAGAACCTCAAAAACCACTTATAAAATCTTCTAAAAAATTTGACACAGAAATCCTTTCTAGACTAGAAGATGATCAAACCTATTGGCTCAAAAGAGATGTTGATATTGAAACACTTAAAGTTTTTAAAGGTGGAGTTGCAAAAATGGGAAAGATGAAGAACAGGTATGTGTTTCCTATTTTTAATGCTAAGAATAATATTATAGGATTTTCTGGAAGAGATATTACTAATTTATCTAAAATAAAGTGGAAGCATATTGGTGAGAAAACAGAGTTTGTTTATCCATTATTCGTCAACTCAGAAATTATACAACAAGAAAAAGAACTTATCTTAGTCGAAAGCATTGGAGATATGTTGAGTCTATGGCAAGCTGGAGTTAAGAATACTCTGGTTACATTTGGAACTAGTTTAAGTTTAGCGATTTTAAATTACTGTTTAAAACTTGATCCAAAAAAGATTTATATAAGTTTAAATAATGATTCTAATAAAAATAACGCTGGAAATATTGCAGCGGAAAAAACTCAAGCAAGATTGAGTAGATACTTTGACAAAAGCCAACTAAAAATAGCTCTACCACCTAAGAAAGATTTTGGTGAGATGACTAAAGAAGAAATAGTTAAATGGAAAAACAATCTTTAAAAGTATTATCAGCCTCTAGAATCAAAACTCTTGAGACTTGTTCTTGGGTCTACTGGAACAACTATCATACCAAAGTTCCACAAAGTCAAAACGACGGAGCATTAAGAGGAACAATTTGCCATACAGTTTTCGAACTACTTTTAAATAAAAGACACCTTAAAAATTATAAAAGAATAATAAAAAAGAATGCAATTGATGGAGACGAAGGAATAAATAGACTAGTTAAAAAGTTATCATTAAAAGTCAAACTAGACGAAAGCAATTATAAATTATTAAATGATATGATTTTGGTTGGTCTTAAAAATGATTTCTTTGGAGAAGGTGGCGAGATAGTTAAGCCAGAATATGATTTTAATATTCAGAATGATGAACCTAAATATCATATTCGTGGTTTTATAGATAAGCCAGTTAAAATCAAAAAAGAAATGCACATAATTGATTATAAAAGCTCCAAATATAAGTTTAGGGGTGATGACCTTGAAGCCAATATTCAAGCTATGATGTACAGTCTAGCAAGTAAAAAATTATGGCCAAAATTAAAACCTATTGTTAAATTTTTATTTCTTAGATTTCCAAAACAACCAATTCAAGAATTAGTATTTGATGATAATCAAATTAAGGGATTCGAGCATTATCTTGAGCATATTAATGATTATGTTAATAAGTTTGATGAAGAATCAGCCAGATCAAATTTTGCAATAGATAGCGTTAAGAATAAATGGATGTGTCAAGTTGGTGGATGGAAATGCCCATATAAAGATCCATATAAATATTATGTCAAAGTAAATGATAAAGGCGAAGTTGTAGAAACTAGTCTAGAAGATAATTTTAAAGATATTGAAGGATTTAAAGTAGAAACTCGAACATACGAAGGATGTCCCAAATTTCAAACTAGTTCTGCTAAAAATGAGTTTCCTGATGACTCAAAAGATGAATTTTTAGATTGATATATTTATAAAATCCTGTTATATTGGTAAAAATGATACCTTTATTTAAATCTCATTATTCTTTAGGAAGATCTATTCTTACTCTAGAGGATAAGTCTGAAAGAGATGAATATCCAGATTCTATTATTCAAATAGCCAAACAAAATAAATTAAAAGAGATATTCCTAGTAGAGGATAATATGTCATCATTTCTTGAAGCTTATACAAATTGCAAGAACAATGATATTAAATTGAATTATGGATTAAGAATTTCGGTTACAGAATCGATGGCTGATAAAACTGATGAATCAAGAATTAAAAACTCAAAACTTATACTTTTCTTTAAAAATAAAAAAGGCTATGAATCTTTAACTAAACTATTTAGTATTGGCGCAAAAGATGGTTTTTATTATGAACCTAGACTAGATTATAAAACAATAAAGAATAACTGGTCAGATGATCTAATTATTGGTATTCCATTCTATGATTCTTTCATATTCAATAATACTCTAAAAAATAGTATATGCGTTCCTCAAATAGACTTTACTAAACCAGTAGTATTTATTGAACAGAACGAACTACCTTTTGATTTTCTTATTAAAGATAAAATGCTATCATTCGCAGAAAAGAATAAACTAGAAGTTTTTAATACAAAAAGTATTTATTATACTGATCGAAAAGATTTCAAAACATACCTTACATTTAGATGCATTAATAATAGAAGTGTATTGAATAAACCAGATATAGAGCATATGAGCAGCAATGAATTTTCCTTTGAAAGTTGGAAGGAAAAAAGATAATATGGACGAACATCTTTTAAGATACGATAAAAATAAAAAATTAGTTTTTATTGATTGTGAAACATTTAATCTTTGTTTAAATTTTTGTCATAATTTACCTTGGCAAATTGCGATGCTGAAGGTTCAAGGAGATAAGAAAATTGATCAAAAGAATTTTTATTTAAAATGGCAAACAGATTTAAAAATAAGTCAAGATGCGGCGAGAATTACAAGATATGATCATAAAAAAGTTCAAAAGGAGGGTTTTGATCCAAAAGAAATATTTCCAACGATTAAAGATTGGCTAGATAATGCAGATTATATTATTGGACACAATACTCTTGGATTTGACATTTATCTTATAAAAGAGTATTATAAATATATGGGCTGCAATTGGCATCATCTTGTAGATAAGTTTATTGATACAAACGCGATAGCTAGAGGCATAAAATATGAGATGCCTTATAATTCAAAAGATAATTTAATAGAATATCAGTATAAAATTCTTCATACTAGAAAAAAGAATGTTAAAAGTTCTTTGACTTTCCTAGGAAAAGAAAATGGAATAGAGCATGATTATGAAAAACTTCATGATGCCATTAATGATCTTGACTTGAATTTAAAAGTATGGAATAAATTGAAGTGGCAGTTAGAGGTATAATATGGCATCACTAGACGATATTTACGATATAATCCAAAAATTAGAAGATGGTGGAATAGAATATCTTCTTATCACTGTTCAAAAAGGCAAAAAACAAGGTAAGGCAGATGTATTCTTTAGCTTAAAAGATAGAGCTTCGATGAAGATATTAGCGACTGGATTATCAGCGTTCAATAAAGAAATAGATAATATAGACAAACAAGATGAAGAGGAAGACGATGAGTAATATTTTAAAAGACGAGTTATTTTGTAACAAATTTACTACAACTGATCTTGGATTGCATGGAGTAAGACTTCCAGAGTTTAATATTGATGGTTCTTTAAAAAGGCATCTTAATATTAGCGAAGATGTCTCTAATTATGATTTTCTTAGAGCATTAGCTTTAAATGGCTTCAAAGAGTTAAAAATAGAAAAAGATAATAAAGATTATAAGAAATATATTGATAGAGCGAAATACGAACTAGAAACATTAAAAGAACTAGGATTCACAGATTATGTTTTATTAGTATGGGATGTTATTAATTTTTGTAAAACAAATAATATACCAGTTGGACTCGGTAGAGGCTCCGCAGCTGGTTCACTTATTCTTTATCTAGTTGGCGTAACTAGAATTGATCCAGTTAAATATGACCTTTATTTCGAAAGATTTATATCCAAGATTCGAGCTAAAAAGCAGGTTATTGATGAAATAACATATCTTGATGGTAGTTTGATGTGTGACGTTGATTTGGACATTTGTTATTATAATCGTCAAAAAGTATTACAGTATTTAGAATCTAAATTTAAAGGTAAAACTAGCAAAATCTTAACTCTTAATACTTTGAGCGGAAAACTCTTAATTAAAGAATGCGGAAAGATTGTTGGAGAAAAGACGGAAGAGGAAATGACTAATATATCTTCTTTGATTCCAAAAGTATTCGGTCAAGTTAAAGATATTAATACTGCATATGAAGAAGTAGAAAAATTTAAAGATTGGTGCGATGAGAATAAAGAAACATTTCGAATTGCTTTAAAATTAAGAGATTTAATTAAAAATAAAGGAGTTCATCCATCAGGAGTTCTACTTTCTTACTATGATTTAGAAACAGTATGTCCAACAGAATTTTCTTCTGATAAAGAACCAGTTTCAAGTTTTGATATGAATTGGGTTAGTTTATTTAATATTAAACTTGATATCTTGGGATTAAGAAGCGTGTCGGTTGTAGATGATGTTTGTAGAAACATCGGTATTAAAGTAGAAGATATTGATTTAAATCATGAATCTATCTATAGAAATCTACAAGATTTAAAATCTCCTCATGGTTTATTTCAAATTGAAGCGGAGACAAATTTTAGAGTTTGCCAAAAAGTAAAACCGAAGAATCTTGAAGAACTTAGTGGAGTATTAGCCTTAGCAAGACCTGGAGCATTACAATTCGTAGATAAATATGCTGCTCATACAAATTATCAACAATCAGAAAGTATTCATCCGTTCTTTGATGACATTCTAAAACAAACTGGTGGAGTAGCATTGTATCAAGAGCAATTGATGAAGATGGCAAACAAGATCGGATTTACTTTAGATGAAGCAGAAATTCTAAGAAGAATAGTAGGTAAAAAGAAAACGGAAGAAATTAAAGCTTGGAAAAAGAAGATCGAATCAAAGATTAAAGAAAATAAAATACCTAAAGAAGTAGGAGAAATTCTATGGAAAATTTTAGAAGATTCCGCTAACTACTCATTTAATAAGAGTCATTCATTGGCGTATGCAGCTTTAGCAGCTGTAACAATTTATTTAAAATTCAATTATCCTCAACAATTCTTTTTATCTTTATTAAAAATGACTAGAAACGAACCAGATCCAATTGGTGAAATTTCCAAGATTCAAAAAGAAATGCATGAATTTGATATCAAGCTTCTCCCACCTCATATTATTAAATCAGAAATGGATTTCTCAATAGAACATAAAGACATTAGATTCGGCTTATTATCTATCAAAGGAATTAGTGATAAATCTATTGAAAAATTAAATAGTTTTAGAAATAAATATTCTAATAAATTTGAAATTTTCCAAGCAGCCGAAGAAGCGAATCTTAATATTGGAGTATTGTCCTCATTGATTCAAGCAGGAGCATTAAGTGGCTTTAATCAATCTAGAAGTAAAATCGTATTAGAAGCTCAATTATGGAATATTTTAACCGCTAAAGAGAAGAAGTATTCAATTTCATTCGCAGACAAGTTTGATTATGACTTAATTAAAATTATTAAGCATCTTAACAAGTTTACTGATGAAAAGAATCATTTAGTTATTAAAGATACAAGATTAAATACTATCAAAGCAAAATATGCCCCATATCTTGAAATCTATAATCAGAACAGCAAAAGCGAAAGTTTTGCTAACTGGTATTACGAAAAGAAGCTTTTGGGGTATACATATAATAAAAATTTAAGAGACATCTTTGCAGAGAAGAGAGAAAATCTTAAATATATTAGCGATATTATACAAGAACCAGTTAATAGCAAAGTAGCATTTGTTGGTCAAATAGAAGAAGTATATACTGGCGTATCTAAAAATGAAAAGAAAACTAGATATGTAAGGTTAAAAATATCAGATGAAACCAGCTCAATTAGCGTATTAATATTCAATGATAATATCGAGAATAATAAATTATTGAATAATAAAGCTTTTGAAGAGGGAAATATTGTTATTGCGAAGGGCTCAAAAAGAGATGATTGTATATTTGGTGACTTAATAGCTATTCAAGATCATCAAATTTATATGAAATTAAATGATTTAAAAAAGACAGATAAAAATAATTGACATTTCTAAATATACATAGTAACATAAAGTAATATGATATCATTTTATAAACCAAATAGTAAGAATACAGGCACGGCTTGTAGTTTCAGCGTAAATTCAAAAGATAATTCCGTATGGGGATCATTAATCAAGCAAAGCTCTTGGAATGAAGCCAAGAAGATTGGATCTTTTTCAGAAAATCAAAATAATCCAAATAAAAGTGTTAAGGTTAAATTTTCATTAACAGAAGCAGCTGGACTTCTTGATGCTCTAGAAAGAAATGTAGAATTTTCCGCATACCATACCTCTGAAAAACAAATTACAAAAATTAAACTAGCTCCATATATTAGAGATGAAAAACAAGTTGGTTTTTCATATAGCGTAAATAAGGAAGATAAGCAAAATGTAGAAAATAAACAATCATATTTAATTGGTTTTTATTTTAATGAAGCAAGATTATTGAAAGAATTTTTAACTTATTCTTTAAATTCAGTATTTGAAACTCAACGGATCGAAGCTATTAAAAAAGCTAAAAATTCAACAAAAGAAATCAAAGAAGTTAGCGCGACTAATCAAGAAGAAGATAGCGAACTTTGGTAATGGAAAGAAAAAAGAAAGTTCTAATACAAACAGATTTTGCCTTGGCTAAAACAGGCTTTGGTAGAAATGCTAGATCTTTACTTAAATATTTATATTCTACAAATAAATATAATTTAGTACATTATTGTTGTGGAATGACTTATGATAATCCAGAATTTAAAAAGACCCCTTGGAAATCAGTAGGTTCACTTCCTAATACTCAGCAAGAATTAGATCAATTAAATAAAGATCCCAACTTAGCTAGAATGGCAAGTTACGGGGCACATTATTTAGATAGAGTTATTAATGAAGAAAAACCAGATGTATATTTTGCCGTGCAAGATATATGGGGAGTAGATTTTGCTATAGAAAAGCCTTGGTTTAATAAAATCTCATCAGTAATATGGACTACATTAGATTCACTTCCAATTCTTCAATCCGCAATTACTAATGCTCCTAAAATTAAAAATTATTGGATTTGGAGTAGTTTCGCTACCAAAGCCCTCCATAAACTTGGGTATAGTCATGTAAAAACTATGCATGGATCTTTAGAAGATAAAGATTTTTATCGTTTATCAGATTTCCATAGAAATCAACTTAGAAAAACGTATGGTATTCCTCAAGATGCATTTGTTATTGGTTTTGTATTCAGAAATCAATTAAGAAAAAGTGTTCCAAATTTACTTCAAGGTTACGCTTTATGGAAAAAAAATAATCCAGAAATTAAAAATACATATCTTCTTTTACATACTCACTGGGGAGAAGGATGGAATATTCATAAATTAGCTCAAGAAGTTGGCGTAAATCCAAATGAAATATTAACTACATACGTATGTAAAAGTTGTGGAAATTATGAAATTAAAAATTTTAATGGCCAAGATTTAGATTGTAAATTTTGCGGATCAAAGAAATCTCAAACAACAACAAATGTTCATTTTGGAGTAACAGAATCGCAACTGAATGAAATTTATAATTTAATGGATGTTTATTGTCATCCATTCACTAGCGGAGGACAAGAAATACCCATTCAAGAAGCCAAATTAACCGAATTAATTACATTAGTTACTAATTATTCTTGTGGAGAAGAAATGTGCGAACCAGAAGCAAACTCATTATCATTAGATTGGATAGAATATAGAGAGCACGGAACAGAATTTATTAAAGCTTCAACTCTTCCAGAATCAATAGCGAAACAATTAAATATTGTATATAAAATGCCAGTTCATCAAAGGAAAGAAATTGGTAAAAAAGCTAGAGAATGGACTGTTAAAAATTTTGCAATTAGTAATGTTGGTAAAACTATAGAAAATTTTATTGATAATCAAAAATTAATTGATTGGGATCAAATAAAACAAAACTCAGAAGATAAAAAAGATCCTTATTTTCAAATTCCTAATATCTTAGATGATGCAGAATGGTTGATATGTATGTATCATAATATATTAAAAATGAAAAATATTGATCGTAATGATTCTGGACATCAATATTGGATGTCAGAATTATCAAAAGGAGCAAAAAGACAAGATGTTGAAAATTACTTTAGAAATGTAGCTTTAAAAGAAAGCGAAGATCAAAAGCAAGTAAAATTTGAGGATTTACTTGACCCAAATGATAAAGGTAGAATTATATATGTTATGCCAGAAAGTTCTGGAGATATTTTCTTAAGTACTGCATTATTTAAATCTATTAAAAATAGATATCCAGATTATAGTCTATATGTGGCAACCAAATCTCAATACAAAGATATTTTACAAGGTAATCCGTATGTCCATAGATGGATAGAGTATAATCCAATTATGGATAATTTAATTTGGTTAGAAGGCAATAATCAACATGATGGGTATTTTGATATTGCTTATTTACCATATACTTGTACTCAAAGAAATTTGAATTATCTACATAATGGTTTAGATAAAATAGAATTTGAATTGAATTAATATATCATAAATAAATGAGACTTTTAGATACATACGCAACTAATACTGGTTCAAAAATTGATAAGCCTTTTATTTATACTAAATTTTTCCCATTACCATTAGAAAAATATATAACCCTTCAAGCCCAAACTCCATATGATTCTAGAAATTATTCTTATTGGCAAGAAGTAATAGAAATAATACATCCATATTTATCTAAACAAAATATACATATTATTCAAGTTGGAACAAAAGATGAAAAACCATTAAATGGTGTTATTAATTTATTAGGTCAAACCGATATAAATCAATTAGCTTATTTAATAGAAAATTCTAGTCTACATTTTGGTGCGGATAGTTTTTGCGTTCATTTGGCTTCATATTTCGATAAACCAATCATTTCAATTTATAGCATAAGCAATCCAAATGTTGCAGGTCCACATTTTGGAGATAAAAATAAACATATTTTATTAAAAGGATACGAAAGAATAGGTAATAAAAAACCATCTTACTCTCAAGTAGAAAACCCTAAATCTATTGATACAATTAAACCAGAAGAAATTGCTAAATCAATTTTACAACTTCTAAATATAAAATATAATAGTATACCAGAAACTGTATTTTTTGGAATAGATTTTAATGTTAAAAGTTTTGAAATTATTCCAGATGAAATTTTAGACCCAAGCTCAATACCAGTAGAAAATCCAATCGTAAGGATGGATTATTTTTTTAATGAAAAAGCCTTAGAACTTATAATTTCTCACAAAAAAACTATTATCTTTACAAATAAACCAATAAAAAAGGATATTATAGAAAAATATAAAAATAATATTAATCAATTAATTTATATAATTGAAGAAGATAATGATGTTAATTTCGTTAAACTACTAAAAAATAACTCAATAAATTATGTACTTTTATCATTTTTACCAGAAGAAATTTTAAATAAATTTAAATTAGACTATATGGACTATAATTTAATTGTTAATAGAAAACACAAGACTAAAGAAGATACTAAAATACAAGATATAAATAATCTTTATTATAAATCTTGCAGAACACTATTCTCATCAAAAGGCAAATTTACATCCAAATATGATTGGATTAATCGTAATGGTAATAAAGTGATAGATAATCCAGACTTTTGGAAAGAAGCAGATAATTTTCATATTTTTAAGTTGACTTAAAATATAATCCATAGTATCATTCTTAAATGAGTCCTAAGATTAAATCAGAAGAAAATACGATTTCAATTGGTAGTTCGGAATTATTTGAAGGAGTAACTGTTACTAGTCAGCCAGAGCAAATTAGTACGAAAGTTACACCTCCAAGATTAATGACCAGAAACCAATATGGTCTTGTTGAAGATAATAATCTTAATTATGTATTTAATGATGACGGAACAATTAATTGGCGTAAGATGGTTAAAATAGAGCATCTTGTTCCTAATCGTCAAAAAACTCAAGAAACAGATGTTTCAAAACTTCAAGATAAAGATTTGCTTATTCTTTTAGGTGGAATTAAAGAACTGGCTCAAATCAGAGGTTATACTAGCGTTGAATATAAAGTAGTTGCAGCTTCTGAAAATTATTTTGCAACCAGTTGCAGGATTACTTGGTTACCAAATTATGAAACTGGTGGAAAAGAAGTAGTCTTTGAATCTCTTGCTGATGCAACTTTAAATAACACAAAGAGTTTTGCTAAATTCTTTTTGGCTGCTATTGCTGAGAATAGAGCATTTGTTCGTTGTGTTCGTAATTTTTTAAAGATTAATATTGTATCACAAGAAGAACTTGGAGATGCAAAACTCATTGATGATTCTTCATCTATAAATGAAAATCCAACCTCTCCTCAATCATTACTAGAAAAAGTTATGAAAGAAAAAGGTATAAATTTTGATACTCTCAAGAAAAGATTAATTAAAGATAAATTTGATAATGCAGAAAATTTAAACTCTATCTCAGATATACCCAAAGTTAAGTTGTTTGAATTAATAGACCGAATTAAGAAAATTAAAGATTAATAATCTTTATACTTTACTAATTGGTTTCTAACAAAGTAAAGATTAATAAAAAATCCACAAAAAGCACTCAATAAGTTACTAAAATAAGCATAAGTTAATAAATCAAATGGATTAATAAAAAAACTAACAGCTAAAGATATCCAAAAACTAGAGCATTCATGACAAAGTAAAGGTTTTCTGATATAAGGTATTCTAGCTATAAAATTACGAAAAGGTCTTGCTATATCAGTATCACTCCAAGCATAAGTTATCCCTAAGCAAGCAAACAAATACGCTAAGAATTGATAAAACATTTTAAATAAGATAAACAATTAATTTATTTTCTTTTTCAACAATTGAAAATGATCTTAAAAGAATTTTTTCTTCATAAAGTTTTTCTACAAAATTTTGCCAATCTTCTTCTGTTTTTCCTATCTCAAATACCCTACCTATTGTACGTGGTAAATTTGGATTATAATGCTGTTTTTCTGTAAATGGCATAGGCGATCCAGGAGGAAATGCTACAGTCGGCAACTTTCCATATGAAGTAGTTGATAATTTTTCTTTATTTTTTTCTATAAGATCTTTAATTTCTGAAATATTAATGAAATCATTGAAAAATTCTTTATCTTTTTTATAAGAACTTCGTAAATAAGATTGTACTTTATTTTTGCAGCTACAATTTGGATTGTCTCTTGCACTTGTAAGATCTGCTAAAATTTCTGGGAATTTATCTTTTAAAGAATTAAAAAATATATCATCCTTAATAAGAGTATCAAAAAATACTGGCGAATTAAGTAGGTCATTAAATGTCATATTTACTATATTATAATATATATATTATAAAAAATCTAAAAATTATGGTTGGAGGTATAGTACTTTTCTTTGATTAAATTGAGCTTCATTATCGTTACTAAATGTAGAATTTAAGTTAGTAAGGATATTATTGGGTAAATTAAACGTAGCTAAATTTAAATTAGATTGATATTTTTTTATTGATATGTATTGATTAGTATCAGGACTAATATACCCTGAATTTGGTAAATTACGAAGATTTGTTACAAATACAGTATCGCTTGCGCTAGTATCAAATGAAAGTTCTTGTTTTATTGGGTATTGAATGTATACAGTATCTGGTGAATAATTACCAATAGTATAATTAGGAATACGGTTGATATCAATATTAGTTACGAAAGACTGTACTCTATTTTCATTAAAAATTCCTATATTTGTATCAATAAAGCATGGATCTCCGACATTAAATGTATTTAAATTTACTGGTTTTGGGGTAAATGATATTTGAGAAGCTGGCCAATTAAAAATAACTCCTTTTATATCAACAATTGGATATTCTCCTAATCTATAATTTAAAGAATAATTAGTCAAATATCCATCTGTAAATGTTACATATT